TAACGAGTACTGCTACTGCCGCGTCGTGGGCAACTGCGGGAAGCTGCTCGTGATGCACAAGCTCCCGCCCGGCACGGCCAAAGAAATTTCCCGCCGCGTGGAAGAGCGGCGGAAGTAGTATCCCGATGTTTCGTGCCGCGGAGAGTAATGAACGGCTTTGATCCGAGAAACGCGGACAATCTAGGGATTCAGGTGCCCATGCCGCTTACCATGGGATGGAAGGCACGTAACTTCAGCTGGTAGAAGTGACCACCGTGGATCAGGCAACACCTCTCGGGGCGGCACCCCGAGAGCCTGGTCGAGCCGAAAGGCTAACACGAAGTCCGAGTGGTGATACGCGGGTTCGACCCCCGCCGTGCCTCTTATGGTGTTCATAGCATATATCTTTGCGGTGGTAGCCGGATTAGGGTCTATGACGGCACTCGTAATATACGGCCATCCTTGGTTTGCCCTTCTGGCGTTCGTGTTTTGTTGTAGCTTACAGGTCAACCGTGAACGTAATACTCGTGCTGAGCACGAAGAATAATCATGCGGCCGTCGAGGAGCTGCCTGAAGCCTCGCTGGACCAGGGACGGGTGCGAAGGATCGCACGCGGTGACGCTGCTGCGATAAAGTTCCTCGACGGCCGCTACTGGTATCTGGCCTGGGATGGCGAGCGGATGATGTGGTTCCCCGTTAATGGGCTCGGAGAGCCCCGAAGGGTCGAGCGGTGATTCAGAAACATCAACTAAGAGAGCGTGTGGTGCGCAAGCTGCAAGACCGTCTGGTGATGCTCGAAATGCGCATCGACAACGCGATCGTGAACGGCACCATCAAGGGCGAGAAGCACGCCTGGGTGGACTTCGACGACATCCCCATCGACCCCGAGCTGGTCGAGGGCCTGGCGGCGAGGTACGGGGCGAACGGATGGGCCTGTAAGGTCGAGAACTCTAGCATTCAGGTGACGTTGTGAGCAAAGCATACCGCCAGGACTCCCCGAACACGATCAAGGTCGAGTTGACCGAGGGCTGTACGCTCTCCTGCTCGTTCTGCGGCATCAACGGGATTCGAACCAAGCCGGGTGGCTTTAAGTTCCTGTCGCTGGAGACGGCCCAGCGAATCGGGGAGCTGTTAGCCGCGGAGGTTCGCGAGCGTGCCTGGAATCCCCGCATCGAGATGGCCATGCGGGGCGAGCCGACGATGAACCCGAATCGCGGGCCGATCGTCCACGCCCTCCGCACGGCCAACCCCAAGGGCCACATCCAGATGACGAGCAACGGGGCCGGGCTCCTGAAGGGCGGCGACCCGTACGCCGCAGTCCAGGATCTGTTCGACGCCGGGGTGAACGTGCTGATCCTCGACAACTACGACGGCATCCAGTCCGTCAACCGCATCCTCTCCAAGCTCCCTTCCGACTGGGTGCGGCACTACCCGCAAGACATCTCCGCGAACCCGTACAAGCGGCGGAAGCATGACGAGCACGAGGTGGTCGTGCTCCCCGACATCTCTAAGACCGACAAAGGGGTCCATAACAAGCACGAGCTGTGCAACCATGGTGGAGCAGCAGGCCCGAAAGACTACTCGAAAGCCGACAAGATTTGCGCGAAGCCGTTCCGGGAACTGGTCATTCGTCACGACGGGCGGATACCGGCTTGCTGCGACGCTTGGTTCGGCCAAATGTGCTTCGGCGACGTGCATACTGCGGCGTCGCTTGACGAGATTTGGCAGGGCGAGCACCTCATGGCTCTCCGCCGCCATCTGTTTCACGGCCTACGCATCGTTGGCGACTGCGACGGTTGTAATTCTCGTTCTACTCGGGTGGGCCTACTCCCCAACAAGAACGGGACGGGCTGGATGCCCGAGCCGACAGCCAGCGACCTGGACATGCTAGTCTCGCTGGCGAAGCAGGGGCCCATGACTCAACCCGTCGAGCGTCCCTGGTACACGGGGCTGACGGTGAAAGGACAGAAGGTATCATGAAGAAAATCTACAAGTACATCCTTCCGCAAGACCAATGGGATGAGGGCGTGTCCGTTACAATGCCCCGGGGTGCTCAGCTGCTCGACGCCCAGATCCAACCCCATAGCGGACTCTGTCTTTGGGCTCTGGTCGATCTGACCCAGCCTGATGATGTGCGAACGTTCCGGGTGTTTGGGACGGGGCAACCCCTCCCGACCTGGTTCACGGGGAGAGGCTACGTCGCGACGTTCCAAATGGAGAAGGGCTATTTGGTCTTCCATCTCTTTGAGGTGACTAAGTAATGGCGCAGAACGCTTTCCAACACGGCTCCAGTTCGCTGGAAGACTTCTACGGCTGGATGAACGAGAGACATGCTATCTTCCGGCGGCGGTTCGTCGAGAACAAGCCCAAGCCGTGGACGGAAGACAAGATCATGCTGGAGTACAAGTTCACGAACGTCTTCCGCGAACTCGACAAGGGCACCATCGCCCTCCGGAAGATGGAGAAGCAGACCGTCCAGGACTTCCTGGCCTGCGAAGACCCCGAGCGGGCGTTCCACCTCGCCAAGCAAATCGTCTTCAACACGTTCTGGTACCGCACGTTCAACTGGTACGAGCATGCGGAGAAGCTGGGCATGGTCTCGAACTACGAGGACATGCACGACTACTTCATGGACCTACACCGGCGGGACAAAAGAATCTTCACCGGGGCCCATATGGTGCGGGGCGACAACGGCGAGATCAAGGTGTTCCCCTACCTGCGGCTGCTGAAGGAAGTCTGGGACACGCTCGACGGGCTGACGGCGAGCATCGTCAAGTTCGGCACGATGGAGAACGCCTACTGGAAGGTACGGGAGTACCATCTGGTGGGCCCGTTCAACGCGTACGAGCTGGTCTGCGATTGGCGGTGGAACGTCCTGGAGGCGACCGACTCGCTGACGTGGGGGTCGATCGGGCCGGGAGCTGCCCGCGGACTCCAGCGACTCGGGCTCGACGTGAGCACGAAGAGCATGGTGGACCTGTGGCACGAGGCCCCCAACTACCTCGCCCCGCACGTCCTCTCCCACTTCCCGGCCAAGGTCTTCAAGAGCAAGGAATCCAATGCTACGAACCCTTATAGCGTTTATCCGCGGCAGGATTTCGAATGGCCTCCGTTTGAAATTCGTGAGATCGAGCACTCCCTGTGCGAGTTCGACAAGTACGAGCGATGCCGAGCAGGCGAGGGCCGACCAAGACAAAAGTTCGCCGGACACGGATAACCCGCTCGCGTTCTACTCCACCGTCGAGCTGTTCGACGAAATCGGGCGGCGGAGTTCCACGCTCGTGTGTGCGTACAAGCCGCTGGTCTGCGAGCCCGGGTTCACCTGGGCCCAGGTCTGGCGGGGACAAGACTTCGATTCTGCCCTGGGCCTGTCGCGTCGGCTCTGGCATAGCTTGGACCAGGACGCGAGAAGGAGCGCAAAGTGATTCAGTCAGACTACCGGGGCATCCGGTATACTTGGTCGGGAGACGACCGACGCAATGGTGCTTTGTACGGCGTGCTAACCGTACCGCTGTTTGGCTACCAGAACGAGGGTGTGCTCCAGGACGACATCGAGGAGCGCATCAACTGGCTGGCCATCCACGAGAAGCCCAAGCGGGAGTTGCTCGAACACCGCATGGGGCTGGCCCACCGGGAGTGGATCAAGGCCGTCGCGGGCACGGACAAGCGGGTGCTGGAGTGGGGCTGCGGGGCGAGCACCCTCTGGTACCGGGAGAACGGGATCAAGGTCACGACCGTCGAGCACGACCCGGTGTGGGCCGCGATCATCGGCGGGGTCATGCTCTACCCGATGCCTGCCTGGCCGACCAGAGCCCGGGACGCCGAGGGCACGCCCGTCGTCACCGCACCGGAATTCGACTACGTGCGATGCCCCGGACTCGGCAGGTTCGACATCATCCTGGTGGACGGGATTCTCCGCAACGCCTGCCTGCGGTACGCACCCCGGCTACTCACCAACCACGGGATTGTCCTCCTCCACGACGCCCAGCGGGACTGGTACGAGCTGGGGCGCAAGGACTACACGACCGTGAGGGAGTTGCCGGAGTGCGAGGACTACAAGGGACCAACCCTCTGGGCGGGTAGACCGCTGTGAGTTATCTCAACCAGCTAATCCGGCGACAGGCTCCGCTCACCCGGTGTCAATGCGCGGTGCTGGCGGTTCTCACGACGGAGTTCGCAAGCGTGGACGATGTCTGGCGACGCAAGCCCGTCTATGCCGAGAACCGGGCTGGGCGAATTGGCCCGTCGCCTACGGAACTATTTCGCAAGTCTTACGGAGTCTCGTCCAGCAAGGCTTCGCGGAAACTACGGGCGGAAAGCGTCCCAGATATAGGAGTGTAGTAGCATGAGAACCTGGCGCATAGACGACGTGTCGGTCAACACCGACGTTCCCGCTCTCATCGAGCTGATCGAGGCATGTCTCAGCGAGCCCGACGACAGGGTGCTGCTGGCGATCAACCCGGTCGTGATCGGCAAAGACCGCCAACGTCCGTTCCCGGCCGCGATGAAGCCGCTCTCCGTCGTGTCGGAGTATTTCCGGGCGACGGCCTGTGGGGTGCCGCCCATCCCCGCCACGCCCCGATACGCGGGGCGGATCATGACCGCCGGGCACGGCATGATCCACGTCGACCACCGGCTCCTCACCTACGAGCAGCAGGAGCTTTCGATCCTCATGTCCTGCTCGCTGGCGAGGGCGGACAGCTTCGTTCCGCCATTCAACTACTGGAACGGGAACACGCAAGCGATCTGCGTCAAGCACGGCATCCAACTCATCAAGTACGAGGACGGTTGGCGCCACGTCCTGCACAACGACTACAACCCGCACCACCTGACCTGGTATCTCCATCCCTGGGACATCACGCCGGGCGGGTTGCGGGCCTGGCGACAGAGTAACGCACCTCTTTGTGATTTGTGCGGTAAACCCTACCGAGGCAACCACGTCGATCCTGTATCCGGCAAGCCCCGCCACCCCGGGTGCGTTCCGTTTTAGGAGATAGCTATGCGTATCATCGTCTGGACACGCGGGCGGCTCAACCTCCAGCGAACCCGCAAGAACTTCCATCTGGACTCGCCCGAGATTCTCTCTCGCTGGGACGTGACGTACGTACTCTGTAACTCGGAGGTTAGGGAGTACGAAGCGAAGTATCCCAACAGTAAGACGATTAACGTTCCCGACGAATGGAACGCCAGCGAGATTCGGCACTGGTTGACGTACAACTACGTGGAGCCCGACCCATTCCACGTCCTGATGGACGACGACCTGTATTTCCTCCGCCGCGTTGCGCCGACGGATATTCGTCAGCGGTCGAGCCCGGGAGTCCAGGACGCCATGGACATGTTCGAGCGCATCGAGAAATACTTGAACGAGGGTTACGCCCATGGCGGCATCTCCATCCGAGCGGGAAACAACCGCATCCCCGGCGTCTACGCCGAGAACACCCGCGTCATGGACATCCACTTCTACGACGCCCGCACCTTCGTCGAGGAGCGGATCAACCTGGCGGAGACGCCTGTTATGGGAGATTTCCACGCTACACTATCTCTCCTGGAACTCGGCTACCCGAACGTGCTTGACGCGGAGTTCATGTCTGGGCAACAGGACCATACGCCCGGCGGATGCTCTCGGTACCGCACTGTTGAGATGTTGCGCGAGACAGCGGAGAAGATGGCTCGCATCCACGCCCCGTTCGTGAAGGTGCGGTACAAGACGGTGAAGAACTCGCTGGCCCCGCAGGCGACTCTGCCCGACGTGACGGTGTACTGGAAGAAGAGCTTCGGCACGAAAGCCCACTTGCGGAAGTACAACCCGGCGTGCTTGCTCTGTGGTAAGCTTGCGGAGGAGCATATCGACGCGGACATCGAGAACTACGATAAGGATGGCGTATGTATAAATACACGCCAAAAAGTCTATGACCAACGAACAGATTCAGCGGCTCAAGTTTCTAGCGGACAAGGTGCGGGGGTTGGAAGCTCGGAGGGAGGAGCTGGCGAGGGCTAACGATAACCTCGCCGGGAGCACCGACGTTAGCTTTTGGAACACGGGCAACTCGGAGAAATGCGTCAAGCTCGACAGCAAGAAACCGGCGGACGCAGAACTGTTCCGCACGATCGTGTCGGGTGCTCGGGAAGCAATCCGGGAAGAGATTCGCAAGATCAACGAAGAGCTGGTGAACCTGGACTACGTGGAGAAAGGAACATGATCTACCGCATCGCCCTCTGGTTGGGGTGCTGTATGATGGTGACGGGCGGGGTTTACTTCGCCGTCATCCTCCAGGCCTGGTGCGTCGATCGAATCGTGAAGTACCTCGACGCCTTCTGGATAATTGGGGACTACGTGATCCATCGCCGTGAATTTAAGCAGTGGCTTAACAGGAGCAAAGATGAAGATTCGAAAGCGTGACGGGAAGTTACAGGACTGGGACATGACGAAGGTCAGGGTGGCGGTGGCCAAAGCCGTCCGCGGTGCCTACGATCCGCCCGAGAAGTACGTCTTCAACCTCGACGCCATCGTAGATTCGGCGGAGCGTGCGGTGGCGAAGGTCGTGCGGGACAAGCAAGACCGGGGCTTCGTGGACATCGAGGAGGTCCAGGACGCGGTGGAGGACGGTCTCATGGAAGCCGGGCACACGAAGGTGGCCCGCTCCTACATCCTGTACCGCCGCGACCGGGCGATGGTGCGCAAGCGGATGGAGATGAAGCCGCCCGCGAACATGATCGAGGATTACATCCACCCGGCCAAGTACGCCAAGTGGTTGCCGGAGTTGAAGCGGCGGGAGACGTACCTGGAAACCGTGTTGCGGTCGCAGGCCATGCATGTCCGCAAGTTCCCGCAGTACAAACTGGAAATTGAAGGGGTGTTTGAGCGAGTGCTGGACAAGCACGTCCTGCCGAGCATGCGCTCGATGCAGTTCGGCGGGGAGAAAGCCGAGGAGCATAACGCAGCGATCTACAACTGTAGTTTCTCGCTGTGTGACCGGCCGAGGTTCTTTGCCGAAGCGTTCTACCTGCTCCTGTGCGGCTGCGGCGTGGGTGCGAGTATCCAGAAGCAGCACGTCGCGAAGCTGCCGCCGATCCGCCGGATGGACACGAGCAAGGTCAGGCACTTCACGATCGTCGATACAATCGTCGGCTGGGCGGACGCGGTGGACGCGATGTTCGACGCGGCGATGGAGGGGTACTGGATCGAGTATGACTATTCTCAGGTTCGCCCTGAAGGCACTGTTCTTGGAAAGTCTGGCGGCCGTGCTCCTGGGCATGTGCCTTTGCGTAAGTGCCTGGAGACGCTTCGCACTATGTTGGAAGCGGCGGCGGGGCGGCACCTCAGGCCGATCGAATGCGGGGACGCGATCTGCCATATCGCCCTCGCCGTGCTGTCTGGAGGCATTCGAAGATCGTCGCTTATTCTGATCTTCTCGCCCGACGACGAGGAGATGCTCACGGCCAAGGCCGAGGGCAACTTCAGGTACCCGTCAGGCAAAGACCCCGGCCTGAACGCCCACAGGCAGATGAGTAACAACTCCGCCTGCTGTGTGCGGAACAAGACCACCCGGGAGCAGTTCGAACGGCTGTTCGAACTGTCCGTGGCGAACTGGGGTGACCCGGGCATCTACTGGACGGACGACGAAGACTACGGCACGAACCCATGCGGCGAGATCGGGCTGAACCCAACGATCACGAACGGTCAACTCATGGAGCTGGTTCAGGCTGGTGTGATCCATGGAGTGGGTGCTGAGTACTGGGACGGTTCGGGACTGGGTGAGATCAACGAGCGTCTATCTGGCTGGTCGTTCTGTAACCTGTGCGAGACGAACGCGGCACGGGTGAAGACCAAGGCGGAGTTCTTGGCGGCGGTTAGGGCTGCCGCGGCGATCGGCACGCTCCAGGCCAGCTACACGAGTTTCCCGTACCTGGGTGCCATCACCGAAGCCATCGCACGGCGGGAAGCCCTCCTGGGCGTGGGCATCACCGGCATCATGGACAACCCCGACTTGGTCCTGGATCCTGAGCTGCTTCAAGAAGCGGCGGCGGAAGCCGTGGCGACGAACATGGAGTGGGCTCTGAAGCTTGGGATCCGCCCGGCAGCGAGGGTCACGACGGTCAAGCCCAGCGGTACGGCTTCGCTGGAACTGGGCTGCGTGGGCAGCGGGATCCATCCGCACCACGCACGGCGATACTTCAGAAGAATTACCGCCAACCCGCTGGAGCCGGTGGCGAACTACCTGAAGATGCTAAATCCGCATCTGTTCCAGGAGAAGCCGAACGGGGACTGGTGTATTACCTTCCCCGTCGCCGCACCCGACACGGCGACTAAGTTCGTTAAAAATCAGTCCGCCAGCGAGTTTCTGGACAACGTGTTCCTGGTGTACGAGAACTGGGTCAAGCCGGGGACGGCACGGCCCGAGAGCAGCCCGGGTCTGACCCATAACGTTAGTGCTACCGTCACGGCATGGGACCACGAGTTCCCGGAAGTCCGCTCCAGACTCTGGGAGGAGCGTCACCGCTACAACGCCATCTCGTTCGCCCACGCCGGCTCGGACAAGGGCATCCCGTACATGCCGCGGGAGGAAGTCACGACGGACGCCGACTGGGCACTCTGGGAGGAGCTGATCACGAAGTACACGCCGGTAGACTACACGCAGTTCGTGGAAGAGGAGGACATGACGGCGGCGAACGCCGAAGCCGCGTGTGCCGGCGGGGCCTGTGACGTGATCGAGGGCGCCATCCTGAAGCGTGCCCCGTACCCGGGTGCGGTCATGCTGTTCGAGGGGCCGTGGCAGGACTGGGACGAAGAATCCCACCCCCACTGGATCGTGGTGGAGGCACCCGAGCCTGATAGCAACTACTTCTACGACGGTAAGTCATGGTGGTGGCTGCCGCCGAGCACGAACCACGACACGGTCAAAGAAACGGTGCTGGGCCACGAGTACGTCTGGGCCAAGGCGGTGCGGGGCAAGACGTTACACGAGTTGAACATGGAGTGGCTCTAAGTGTAGGTTCGGCTGTACGTCTCGGAATGGGCGGTGCAACTCCGCCCGATGGCCAGAGCGGCGGGCAGAGCGTCCCGTGGTTGTCGGTTCGAATCCGACCGGCCGAATTATGCTACTAAGTGAGTGGGTTGCGAGAGCGGAAGGCGTGGTGGCTCGCCTGAAAGAGCTGCCGGGAGACATCGAGGTCATGAAGGTGCCGGGACGCATCGTCCTGGATTACGACGGCACGATCCTCGGGAAAATTAACTGCGGAGAAATGGAGCTGGTGATTTATGGCGATGAGACCGGTCAGGCTGGGGCTAGACGAGATGAATCTGTTCAACACCATCGCGGTGGAGACGGGGGCGAAGTGCAACCGTAAGTGCGGGTTCTGCCCGGTGAGTCTGGGCGGGCGGGATGAAGATGAGTACATGGACCAGGGCACGTTCAACAAGATCATAGCCGAACTGGTCTCGCTGAAGTACAAGGGGAGTTTCATCTTCCACCTCTACAACGAGCCCATGAAAGATAAGAGGCTCGTTGACCTGGTGCGTCAGGCCCGGGAGAACTTGCCCCGGGCGGGGTTGAGATTTAACACCAACGGCGACTACATCAAAGAGCCCTGGGACGTGGCGAAGTATTTTGACGCGGGCCTGAACCAGATGCTGATCAACGTCTACTCCAACGAGAAGCGGTACCAGCAGCTGGTGGAGATCGTGCGGCAGGTCAAGGTGGCCCACGAGGGTCTGCACTACGACGCGGGAGACATGAAGCGTGCCGGGATGAGCGTAGAGGTGCTAAGAAAGTTCGGGTCGGAAGTGTACCAGCTGGGCGGCACCCAGAAGCTGCAGAACAGGAGCGGCCAGAACACGGATCCCAACCTGGCCGTGTTGGACGAGCCGCTGGAAAAGTACTGCGTGCGGCCGTTCAGGCATATTAACGTGAACTGGAAGGGCGACGTGGTCTTGTGTTGTAACGACTACTTCGGTCGTGTGACGATCGGGAACGTGCGTGAGCGGAGTTTGGTGGACTTGTGGAATGATCCGCTCCTGATGCTCTACCGCAAGAAGCTCCAGCGAGAGGATCGGAGAATGCCGCTGTGTGATAAGTGCGATTACGGCGGTGGGGTCATGCCGCACAGTACGCACCCCATTGCGTGGCCGGGTCGTGCGTGGGCGGAGGATTATCGTGACGTTGACGTCGAAAAGCTGCGGCACATAGCCAAAACGTGCGCGGAGTCGGCGTCCATGGGGCAGTTAGGGGAATAGTTGGGCTTATTAGAGGCTTGCCTGCTGGTTTTCGCAGGGCGGGGTATATCCGGAGTAGGGTAGACCCCCGAAAACCAGCAGGCGGGCGCAGGATTAAGCGGAATCGGGGTTGGGAGCGGTTTCGGAGGGGTCGAAAACGGGCGAAAGCCCGGGATGATCCTTACGAGACCCTAACTGCGGAATGGGAGCCTGGTATGACGTTACGGATCGGACGGGTTGATGACGCGTATCGACCGGCTGTCGTGGAAGACGCGATGAAACTGCATCCGAATCTGGACGTGGTGCTGGGCCCCGAGTGGGCACGCCCGCTATGCGTGGGTGTGGTGTTCGTGCCGAGGGGGGCGGAGAAGTTTCTGGAATGGATTAAGGAAGCCCACGTGCGTGAAACGTTGGGCACAGGCAAGGTAGACGAGATACGCATATGAGCAAAGTATTCTACGTGGCGGCGTCGGCAGCGAGACAGGGCGAAGCGAAGGCGATCGCTGAACACTTGCGGGCTCGCGGTGCGAAGGTTAAAGCCCGCTGGCTAGAACAGGGTGATGTGTCGTACGGACGGCCGGGTGTGGAGGACGAACTGGGTACGTGTGCCCAGATGGACATGCACGACGTGATAAACTCTGACGAGGTAGTCTGCCTGTCCGGAGACGTCTATACTAAGGGTGGGCGGCATAGCGAAGTCGGTGCCGCGATAGCACTAGGAAAGAACGTGTGGCTGTTTGGTCCGAGAGAGCAAGTCTTCCACTACCACCCGTTAGTTACACAGGTGGAACGGCTGGACCAGATCGTCGTGAAGGATGTGGCCGAGAACTTTCGGACACGTAAACCCATGCGGGACGGGTTTATTGAGCAGCAAATTTACGAGCTGCGGAACAAGATCAAGTCTGTGATGCTGAAACACGGCCCTGGCAAGTTCGTGTCGAGCCATGAGGTGCTCGGTCAAGTTACGGAGGAATATCACGAACTGATCGACGTAATTCGCAGAGACAAAGATAAAATTGGCCCGATTGCGGACGAACTGTTCGACATCGCGTTGGTGGCCGTGTTGGGTGTGGTGTCGATGCGTATGGGAGGTAATGACTGATGAGTAACCCAATCGACGAAATCCTGAATGAGTTTCGTGAAGCACGAAAGCAGGGCCGCCAGAAGTATGGCGGTAGCGATCCTGTGGGACACGACCTCAACCACCGTCTCAGCGATTGGTTGAGGTTCGTGCGTGACCACCTCGACCGTGCGGGAGGGCCGGATGCTTTCGTGGCCCTGGACCAGCGGGAGCATCTCGTCAAGGCGGGAGGATTGCTACTCTCTGCGATCTGGGCTCTGGATGTGAACGCAGGACGCATCCCATTACCGGGAGCCGACACCCATGAGTAAGTTTAACATGATGACTTTACCGGCGGCGTACGAGCTGTTGGGCTTGGACATGAAGATCAAGCTCACGCCCGAGGCCCTCAGCAAAGCATATAGAAAAGCCGCGTTGGCCAACCACCCGGACACGAAGTTCGGCGAGCTGGCGAAGCGGGAGGCCGCGGAGAAGATGGCTTCGATTAACGACGCCAAAGAGCTACTGGAGAAGCTGGTCAACCGGGCACCGAGTTTCTCCGCCAACCCGTTCGGCACGGCGGTGCCTGTGGACGACCATCAGCTGGAAAGCAAGTTCCAGGGCGAGGTGATCGCCGCATGGGAGGCGATCGGGGCACTAATTCTTAAAGTACACGGCAACGCGTTCCAGAAGGCCGGGTGGCCGGATTTGCAGGTCTACCACGTCAAGTGGACTGGGCACCTGGAGCTCAAAGTAAACGACAACAAACCGTCCGAGATCCAGCGAATCGTGATACGCGATCTGATGGCCCGCAAGACATGGGCGTTCGTCCTGCGGATGAAGGCGGGGATCGTGTACCTGGAGAACGACCGCGGGCAGGCGATCAGCCATATGGAGGGATGGAAGAAGATGACCGCCGTCCAGCGGGCTCATTCTATGCTAAGTCTACTGGGAGTAAAGTAGCTTTATAGGGATCGAGGTACTTGCGGCACCGCCCAGCGGAGAGCCTACATCCTAACTCTAGTAGAGATAAGAGATAAGATAACTTTCAAAATTGCTATAGGTGTGTATCTCACGTATAGGGGTATTAAGAGTAAGGGGGTTTGGGGAAAGTCGGTGCTGCGTGGCCCCACGATCCCCGTAAAGGAGCTTTACTTTGGGCGAGTTATTCGACGATTGGGACGTGTCTCCGAAGAGGAAGACTGCCGCGGAGGAGCTTTTGGACGCGCAGAAACAACATGACCGCGAGAAGCGATCGAGGAAGGCGAGGCGGAAGAGCAAACGGCATAAGCCGCGGCGGGTGGGTGTGAACCCGTTCGCTGAGCGGGGCCTGGTCGCGATGACGACGCCGCCTCATCAGGAGAAGGGACGTGTGGATCGGAGAGACAAGAAACTCCCGGGCGGAGGAACGAGCATGACATGCCCGGAGTGCCATCAACCTAAGCTTAAGATGTCGCTGTGGGTGGAGGACGGAGGCAGGCTGATCTGTCGTAAGTGCCACTGGAAGAAGCATCGCGCCAAGGGGAGTATGGTGACTGTGGGTGCCCTGTTTGGCGGGATGGAGCGCACGTGGGAGTTCAACTGGGACAAACTCGAAGCGGAACGCGTGAAAGCGGGGATCGGGATCCAGCACCTTGCCGCGGCGATGGGCGTTTCTCATGTTACTTACATCAACCGCAGGGACAATCACGTCACCGATCGTGTGACTGAAACGGTGGCCCGGGCGATCCTCGACGAGTTCCTGATGATGAACGTACGGACGGCGGACGACCGCTCGCTGACGCCGGATGACCGGGAAAAGTAGTGGCGGAAGTGGTGGGCGAAATTTTCCTGTTTCGCCTATTTTGGGACGTGTATATAGTTGAGCCTGGTAGCCGATCGATGGCGAGGACGTGCGTGGGAGCATATTCTCGCGGGCAACATTGATTGGCGAAACCGGGCATATGAGTGAAGGTGGCGGCAAACGGGCAGGCGCACCGAAAGGTGTCGCTGCGCCGAACTACGTACGTTGCGACGCGTTGATTGACCTCGTGGCGAACTGCTTAGCACGCAGGCTCCCGAAGTCTACTCTGAAGCGTGTCGTGCGCGAGGCCCTCACCACGCCCGAATCGCCCACGCCGTCCATCTCCCCACGCACCATCGAGACCCTCATCAAGATCGCCCGCGAGCGCATGGTCGCACGTGCCGCGGAGAAGCGGGGCATCCATAAGGGCGACGCCATCGCCTGGCTGGAAGGCGTCATCGCCGACGACCGGATCCACGTCCAACATAAGCTGACCGCGCAGCAACAGCTCACCGAACTCCTGGGCCTGGACGCACGGTTCGAACTGGAGGAGCGGAAGAAGGGCGACCAGCCCGCCCAGAATCTGGTCGAGCAGATGCGTCAGCAGCTCGCTGCGATGGACGAGAGCGTAGGGGGTGGGTCATGACCGAAGACGACCAGCTCGAAAGTCTAGAGGCCCTGGTCTCGCTGGAGCGGGGCGGCACGTACTCGCCCGTGGCCGGTTGGTTCAACCAGCTGGAGGCCTGGCGGATCTGTTCGCTGGACGCATTCCAGGAGGCCTGGTCGTTCGCAGAGGAGCGTCACTCCATCGACCGCTTCCTGCGGCGCATCTCCCATCGCGTGCATAAGGGCACGGAGCAGGGGCAGTCCGCCCATCAGACCCTGCCCAAGGCCTGGGCACCGTTCAACGGGTCGCACGCCCAGCAGCAGGCGTTCTGGAAGTGCGACAAGCGGTTCATTATGCTGCCCTGCGGACGCCGCTCGGGCAAGACGGCCTTCTCCAAGCGGAAGTTCATCAAGAAGATCATGGCCGAGGGCCATAAGTGGGATCGGCCCTGGTACATCGCCGCGGCCCCGACCCACGCCCAGGCCAAGCGCATCTACTGGCATGACCTGAAGAGCCTGGTGCCGCCCGAGTTCGTGCTCGACAAGTCCGAGGGCGAGCTGATGCTCCGGCTCAAGAACGGTGCCGACATCCAGGTCATGGGGATGGACGTGCCGGAACGGGCGGAGGGCCGCTCGCTGAACGGCGTGCTGCTGGACGAGTACGGCAACATGAAGCCGCACGTCTGGTCGGCCCACCTGCGGCCCGCACTCGCCGACCGCGGCGGGTTCGCCTGGCTGATCGGTGCCCCGGAAGGTCGCAACCACTACTACGACCTGTGGTGTGACGCCCGCGCAGACACGACGGGTCAATGGGCGGGCTTCACCTGGACCACGGAGGAGGTGCTCCCGCTCTACCTGGGCAAAGAGCAGGCGGAGATCGAAATCATCTCCGCCCAGAACGACATGGACCCGCTGACGTACGACCAGGAGTACCGTGCGTCGTTCGTCGTGTTTACGGGCCTGGCGTACTACCAGTGGAGCGACGCGAACATCTCCCAGTGCGAGTACTCGCCCAGCGAGCCGCTCATCCTGATGTTCGACTTCAACGTCGCACCAGGCATCGCGATCGCTGGGCACGAGCGGCCCCGCGGTACGGAGATCGTGGGCGAGGTCTACATCCCGAACGGGTCCAACACCATCCGGGTCTGCAAGAAGATCATCGAGGTGTACGGCAAACACCGTGGCGACGTGTACTGCTACGGCGACGCCACGGGCGGGAGTGTCGGCACGGCCAAGGTCGCGGGGTCTGACTGGGATCTGATCCGGCAGTACCTCAAGCCCGTGTTCGGAGACCGGCTGAGAATCCGGGTGGACCGTTCGAATCCGGAGGAGCGGCAGCGGGTCAACGCGATGAACTCGCGGCTGTGCTCGGTGTCGGGTGTCCGCAAGCTCTTCGTGGATCGGCGGTGCAAGTGGACCATCAAGGACTTCGAAGGCGTCAGGGTAATTGAGGGCAGTGCGGGCGAGATCGACAAGGACTACGACGCACGGCTGACTCACATAACCGACGCTATTGGGTACTATGTGTTCAAGAAGTTCCCGATGGCGGGCGGGCTGATCATGAATAGGAGTCTGTGATGACGCACACCCACGCCAACTTGGAAGTGTCGGACGCGACGTACAGCGAGGTTGAGCGGTTGCTGAAGGCCGCTGGCTACGATCATGCCTTCTTGGACGGTGGTACGATCAACATGCACGGCATTGCTCTGGTGCTTTCTCGGGGCAGCCGCGTCACCGAAGAAATGGTAACACGGTTCCTGAACTGGAAGCTTCCAGCGAGCGTGTTGCCCGATCCGTGCGTGATGGACACCGCGTATCCGCACCGCATTGGCACGAATCTCCTAACAGCAGACGAGGCACGTCAGATGCTCGAACATGTATTGGGAGGTGGGAAGTGAACGGATGGATCGGCGTAGACCTGGACGGCACGCTCGCCCACTACGACAAGTGGGTGGGGCCGGAGCATATCGGCCCGCCGATCCCGGCGATGTGCAAGCGGGTGCGTGCTTGGCTCAGCGAGGGCAGGGAAGTGCGAATCTTCACCGCCCGCATCTTCCCGTACACGGGTGTGCTCCGGCCGAGCGAGCCGATGCCCGTCCAGGAGGGTGCTCGCTGGACGGCGGCGTTCCTGTCTGCGTGCGCCATCGCGGAGTTCTGCCGTAAACACTTCGACCAGGTGCTTCCGATCACCTGTGTGAAGGACATGCAGATGATCGAGCTGTGGGACGACAGGGCGGTACAAGTCCAGCCCAACACGGGCAGGCCCGTCCGGGATTTTGTGGAGTAAAGCACATGGCGTTCAAACTGGTGATTCCGAAGCAGCGGGCGGGCTCGCTCCAGCGGTACGAGGCGAGCATCAACGCCGCGGGCCTGCTGTCGTTCAACAAGATCGACCTGGTCGCCGTCAACTTCGTCGCCAACGCGTGCGACAAAGCGGCCCTGCTGGTCGACACGGAGCTGAAGCGCATCGCCATCCGAGTGGCGGTGGAGCGGGAGCCCTGGGTCAAGCTCCGTTACAACAAGGGCAACACGGCGGCCTGCCTGAGCGTCAAAGCCGCCCTGAGGGAGCTGGGAGTCAAGACCGTGAAGCCGCGGCGGCTTGAGGTGACAGTCAAGGACAACCTGCTTTGTGTTTCTCTCTGACGACATCGACGTGGTCATGTTGGACCCCGTCGTCTCGGGCGTGGCGGTGTTCTTCCAGGACAGCGAAGCGTATAGTTGGGTAACGAACATCAACGTGCCGCGACTGCTCCAGGAGCTACACGCGGCCTTCGAACAAGGGGTGTTCGAATACGTCGGCGTCACGGACGGCAGCCGGCACTGGTACAGGAGAAGGTCATGAGATACGCCGGTGTGTTTGCCGTCCCCATCGAGGACGCCCAGGGCAACAAGCTCCTGAAGAAGTGGTACGACGCGGGTGCGCGACTATTCATCGGCTGGGCGAGCCGGATGAACACGTCCGGCAAGTTTCCCGCCCAGGATCGCCAGGCCCAGCTGGAGTGGCGCAACGCGGTACGGGCACTAGGCCCCGACGCCAAGTACCTCGACTACCCGCTGCCCGACTGGCGGACCACGCCGACGGCCCAAGACCTGGACCTAATGGCGAACGACCCGGCGTGTCTGGGCGTGTACATGCCGGACGAGCCCAACCAGAAGGTGCTGAACCCCGCGACCCAGAAGTGGGATCTGTGGCGGTTCTCGATCGCCGTGCTCCAGCAGTACCTGGCCCCGATTCTCGCCCACCCCGTGCTCTTCAAGAAGCTGGTCGTCATGAACCTGGACGGCACCCAGCTCACCGCCGCGTGGGGGGCCTACCAGGCCAACGACGTGGCGGCAGTCCTCGACGCGTGCCCCAGGATCACCCACGTCCTCTCCGACTGGCATCCGCGCAACAACAACCCCGCACGGTACGGTGACGACCTGCCTGGGAAGGCGGTGCGGGTGGTTGGGCGGCTCACCCCGTCCCGCGGGATGAAGCGTGGCGCCATCCTGGAGTGCGCGTTCGAGCAGCTGCCGAACAGCGTCGGCGGTCGCGGGCCGACTGGTCCGGAGATCTGGGCACAGTACCAGGGCGTAATCGCTGAGGGGGATGATGTCGAGATCGTGGCGTTCTTCCCCGAGGCACCCAAGCCCAACGCCGGGCACATCTTCGACAACACGAACGCCGAGCAGTTCGCGATGTGTACGAAGGTGATGAACGACTTCGCTCCTGCGGCGACGCTCCCAAGCGAGCCGGTAACACCCACGCCGGCCACTCCAACGCCGCAGGAGCTTTTAAACCTCATCGCCGCGGCCAACGCCGCGGTCACCACCCTCCAGGAGCAGAACAAAGAGCTCCACGAGCGGATCAACGTGCTGGAGAACCGCAAGTACACGATCACGGTGACGGAATGATTACCGTCAGACGAGCGGAGACGGACGGTATGTGGGCAGCCGTCTGCGAACTCCCCGACGTTGCCCTGGTGTCCCTCAGCGACGACGTGTACGACGCCCTGTGGCTCGTCACCGCCCTGGCGAAGAAATACCTGGAGCTTCAAGATGGGCCTTTTGTGCAACTCATGCGGTCGCAGTTCCCACCCCGGATCGCCGTGCCCCCGGCCGTCCGACGTGACCAACAGCGACGACTACCGCCTGGATTTGCACCTGAGCTCCGGACAAACCGTTTCAGTCTGGCTCAATGACCTCGACAGGGCCCTGGGCCTGGTCGAGCAGCTCAAGTGCGGCCAGCCCGTCCATATCCAGGGCAAAGGTCGCCCGATGCTGTCCGACAAATTCGTCTACGTGCCGGCGGGGATGTGCCCCACGGCCGTCGTGGAACATGACCCCGCGAGCGAGTACGCCCGCCAACTGGGAGCGCAACATGGACTCTAGCAACCTCTGGACGGTCGCGACCGTCATCACGCTGACGTGCGTCGTCGTGTCGCAGATCAAGCTCTGGCTCGGCACCAGCAAGTTCCTGCGGGCGGTGCCCCTGATCGTCGTTGCCGTGCTCGTCGCCATGGGCCTGTCGGTGCTCGCCCACCTCGCTGGGTACCTGCCGGGCTCGGTCGGCCAGCTCCTCGCCCAGACCGTCCTGGCGGCCCTGGGCTCGGGCGGGCTGTACAACGTGATCAACGGCAGCTCGCTCCAGCGACTCGACATCACCGCCGTGGCGCCCACGACCCGCGGCAACAACGCGGCCCTGGTGACGGAGATCCCTTCCCTGGACGCCGACAAGGTGGCGGTGAGCTACGAGGACGAAGACCATCACGGCATGACGCCCCTCGCACCCCTCGTCCTCCTGGTCGCCTCGATGCTCCTGGCGGGGTGCGGGAACAAGGGCAACCCCGTGGTGGTGCTTGCCGACCCGTCCGCCACCCAGACCAGCAAGCTGTACGCGGCCAAGCAGGTGTACCTGTCCTCGCTGGAGTTCTTCATCTTCCTGCGGGACCAGAACGTGGTTACCCAGAAGTGGATCAACGAGCAGAAGCATATCTTCGACGACGTGCAGCTCGCCTACAAGGTCTGGGAGCAGGCCGTCCAGAACGGTGGCGACGTCAAGACGGCGGAGGAGAAGTTCAAGGCAGCGGCGGCGGTACTCCAGAAGCTGCGGGAGCAGTACCAGACGCCATCCACCCAGCCCGCAGCGAAGGTGAGCGAGTATGACGACCGTGGCAATCCTCGGGCTGGCGCAGCTGGCCCTGGAAATTGGGGCGAAATGCGTGCGCGAGCAGCGTGAGCCGACGCCGGAAGAGCAGGCCCTGATCGACCAGGAGATCGAGAAGGCCAGGGCCAACTTGTTCCGCCCCGAATGACCTCGACCGCCTGCCTGTGTCCGCGACCCGGTCTCTTCTCCTCCCGGGTCGGTGAGTGCCCCTCATCCTCAGGCAGTTTTGAACTATGAGCAACAAACACGACATCGTGATCCAGCAGGGCTCCGTGTTCCGCCGCGTCCTCCAGTGGCGGAACCCCGACGACACGGTCGTGGACCTGACGGGGTACACGGCGGCGATGCAGGTGCGGCCGGACTACAAGAGCACCACGAAGCTCGTGGACCTGTCCGACCCCACGCATGGGTCCATTACGTTCGACATCCCGGCCGGGCTGATCTGGATCGAGATCAAGTCGAGCTTCACCGCCACGCTGGTCGCACCGGCCACCGCCGTGTACGACTTCGAACTGGTCGAGCCGAGCGGAGAGCGGCACCGCCTGCTGGAGGGCAAAGTCGCCATTACCCCGGAGGTGACCCGGTGAAGGTCGAAGTCATCAACGACACCCAGGTGCTGGTCATCACCCAGCCCGACCCGACGATCAAGCTCTCCACCCCGGGGCCGCAGGGCCCGGTGGGTGCCGCGGGCTCGGCCGACCAGATCGCCAAGGGCGGGTCGAGCATCACCATCGACAACGTCGGCACGATGACGGCGACCGCCCCGCAGCTCGACGTGGACGCCCCGACGAACTTCAACCAGGACGTGGTCCTCCAGGGCAGCGACCTGTTCGTGAACGGCGGCACGATTTACGGCGACGGGTCGGGGCTGACGGGCGTCATGAAGCCGTACGTCCATACGCAGAACGCCGCGGCCTCTGTATGGGTCATCAACCATAACCTGGGGCGATGGCCGTCCGTCACAACGACGGACACGTTGGGAAGGCCCGTATTCGGCGACGTGCAGTACGTCACCAACAACCAAGTGACCGTTACGTTCTCCGTGGCCCTGTCGGGCACGGCCTACTTGAACTGAGGAACTTCCCATGCAGGTGTACTCCCCGCTCGACCTGAACAAGAACGAGCTGCGCCAGGCGGTGCTGCAGGTGCTCGCCAGCGACCCTGGCTCGGCCGTCCAGGGCCAGATTTACTACAACTCCGCCAGCAACACCGTCCGCCGCTTCAACGGGTCGACATGGGCGGACGTGGGTGCGAGCGGTGCCGGCCTGTCCAACGCGTACGCGGCGGTGAGCGACGGCACGAACAGCACCACGGCGTCCGGCTCGGACACGCTGCGCTTCATCGCTGGCGGGTCGAACCAGCTGACGATCACCGTGGCCGAGGGCACGCCCGACTCCGCCACGTTCACCGTCAACGCGTCGGCCACGCCCGGTGCGAACAAGATCCCGCAGGCCGACGGCAGCAACAAGCTCGCGGCCGGATGGATCAGCGAGGTGCTCGCCACGTCCGACCTGTCGGACGTCACCGCCAAGACGGGCAGCGGCACCACCGTCGTGTTCGCCACCCTGCCGACGTTCGCGGCGAGTGGCGGGGTATCCCTGGACGCCGGGTCGGGCCGCATCCAGAACGTGGCCGATCCCTCGAACGCCCAGGACGCGGCCACCAAGGCGTACGTGGACGCGACGGCGTCCGGGCTGGACCTGAAGAACTCCGTGCGGTACGCCACGACGGGCAACATCACCCTGTCGGGGCTCACGACCCAGGGCGGCGGCGACTGGCCGGGTGCCCTGACCGCGGGCGACCGGATTCTGGTCAAGAACCAGACCACCCAGACCCAGAACGGCATCTACACCGCCGCCAGCGGGGCCTGGGCCCGGGCCCCGGACGCCGACACCAACGCCGAGCTGACGCCCGGTGCGTTCACGTTCGTCGAGGACGGCACGACGCTGGCCAAGTCGGGCTGGGCGATCAGCTCGACGACCGTCAACATCGGCACGACGAACATCGTCTGGACGCAGTTCTCCGGTGCCGGGGCCTACACCGCCAGCTCGCTGTCGGGCGGCATCGCCGTCTTCAAGCAGCTGACGGGAGTGAACTTCGAATTCAAATCCGTCCTGGCCGCGTCCACGAAGGTGTCGGTGGTCGCCAACGGGTCGGGCAACACCGTAGACATCGACGTGGTCGAGGCCAACCTGACCCTCACGAACATCGGCGGCACGCTCTCCGTCGGTAAGGGCGGCACCGGCCAGACGACGGCCAGCGGGGCTCGCGGCACGTCCGGCCTCGGGTCGGGCACGGCCCCTGCCAACGCTTCGAACGTCGTCGCGACGGACGGCGGCATCCCGCTCAAGCGGACGTTCGCCATCACCGCCCCGGGCGGCACGACGAGCTTCGTGTGCACCCATAACCTGGGCGTGGCGGTGCCTATGGTGATCGTCTCCGACAACAACTCGCCCAAGAACAAGGTCGAAACGGAGGTCGAGTTCACCGACACGAACACCGTTACGATCAAAATTTTCCCGGCCCCGGCCAACACGACCGTCTTCAACGTCACGGTGATCGGATGAAGTTTTACTGCGGAACCAACAAGGCCCCGGCCACCCTGACGGTGACGACGAACGCAGTCACCCCGGACGCGACCCAGGGCAACAACTTCAACGCGACCAACGGTGCGAACCTGACCGTCAACAACATGACGAACCTGACCGCCGACGACGACGGCAGGGAGTTCCGGGTCAGGGTCAAGAACTCGGGTGCGTCCGCCATCACCGTGTTGCTCGGCACCAGCTACCGATTCGGCTCCCAGTTGACCGCCCTGTCTTCCGTCGCCGCCGGCAAGACGAACTACATCGGTCTGGTCTACAACGCGGCGGACTCCAAACTCGACGTGGTGTCGGAACAGGTAGGATTCTAATGGCCGTACTCACCGTACAAGACCGGCAGCGAACCGCCGCGCAGTGGATCCGCGACAACACGACCCCATGCGGGTTCCTCAAGGCGGACGTGCTCGCGGCCGTCAACGCCATCGACGACTACCTCGACGGCATGCTCACGGCCCGTCCGACCACGAGCCTCGCTGTGGCCGTCCAGAACGCGGCACCGAACTTCTGGACCAGCTCCACCACCACCCAGAAGTACGCGGTGCTGTCGTACGTCATGCGTCGCCGGGCCAACCAACTCGTTGCACAGGAGGATAACGCCTAATGGGCACCACCAAGCAAGCCATCGACCCGCTGTCGGCATTGTTCAAGACGAGTGCCTTCCCCGCCGTCGTCGTCAACCAGGGCACCAACTTCCCCGTGGGCGGGCTCGCCTTCGACGCCTCCACGAAAGAGACGGCGTACTTCAAGTTCAAGGCCAGCAACTACGGGTCGGGCAACGTCACCGTCACCATCCGCTGGTACGCCGACACGGCCACCACCGGGGACGTGATCTACGGAGCGCAGCTGGCCGCCATCAGCCCGAACACCGACACGCAGGACGTGGAGACGAAGGCCCTCGCCACCGCCAACACGGTGACGGACTCGCACCTGGGCACCGTCGGCCAGCGGGTGCACGACTGCTCGATCACCATCAGCAACCTGGACTCGCTGGCTGTTGACGACGAGGTGTGGCTGGCCCTCTACCGCGACGCCGCGGCGGGCGGGGACACCATGACGGGCGACGCGATCGTGGTCGGCATCGAGGTCTCTTACTCGGACACCTGATCCATGGGTGCTACGTTCAACGGTTCCGGATGGTTTCGGAGGGATTCGTCCTTCGCGACCGGCGACAACGCCACGGTGATGGCGTGGTGCCGCCCCACGTCCCTGCCTGCGTCGGGCGGGTACGCCAACGTCATCTGTAACACCAACCCGAATTCCGGAGGCACGTTCGGCTGGGGCATCGACATCCATAACGCGACCGGGACGGCCAAGTGGAGCCTCGGCACCAACAGCAACGACTACGACGCCACGGCAGGGGCGGCTCCCGCCGTCAACACCTGGTTCCACGTCGCCGCCATCCGCAACGGGAACACCAAGACCCTCTACGTCAACGGCGTCCAGGCGGGTACGGGTTCCGACGTCACCACGACACAGACCAGTCTGTTCGTAGGCAGTGCGTTCAACAACGTCGCTGCCGTCGGCTCCGACCTGTTCAGCGGCACGATCGCGTACGTGAAGATTTGGAAGGCCGTGCTAACGATCAACGAGATCGCGCAGGAGATGCGGCAAGGCAAGCCGTTCCGCACGGCCAACCTCTTCGGGCACTGGCCCCTCTTCAACACCGGAGATTTCACCGTTGACTACTCGGGCGGAGGCAACTCCCTCACCAGCGGAGGGTCGGGCACGGTGTACGGAGATGGCCCACCCGTCCCACTATACACCCGGTCGGCGATTTTCTTCCGAGCACCGGTCGTCGTAACGCCGCCGCCCACGGGCAACAACGCAACGATGTTCCTTACCTTTTGAGAGGCTATGCCCACGAACAACCCATCATGGCTCGTCATCGGAGAGCCCGGCGTCCAGAGCGTGCGCTCGGTGGCCGGCAAGCAGGGCGACATCGTCCTCAGCATCGACGACGTGCAGACCCTCGCCACGTCCCTCAGCAACAAGATCAGCCTATCGGCGGTCGGTGCGGCGAACGGCGTGGCCGGGCTCGATAGCAACGGCGACCTGGTCGGCAGGATCATCCTGACGCCCCGCACCTCGACCAGCCTGGCCTCGATCGTGTTGCTGTCGGGCGAGATGGCCTTCAACTCCGACACCGGACAGGTGCTACGGGGCGACGGGGTGACGCTGGGCGGCATTCCCGTCCGCCAGCCGACGGTCGTGACGCAAGATCTGTCGGCCAGCGGGACGGGCAGCTACCTGCTCGACCACCAGAACGCCGACGTGTTGGTGGTCAAGGGCTACACGACCGACGTAATCCGCACGTGGACGTTTAACCTGATCGACGGGGCGACAGCGAACGCGGGCATCAAGGCCGGCACGTACGTCGGCCAGCGGCTCACAATCAAGCTCGACCTTCGGGCGACGACCACGGACGGTATCACCGGCGGCACAATCGTGGCCCTCTTCAGCGGTGTACGATTCGGATGGAACACGTCCGTGCTTGGATATCATGGCTCGGGATACCGGAGATATACGACCGAACCCGACCTCAACCTCGACCCAGGCACGTTCGTCTGCCAGCAAGCATTCGACCTGGTCTGGGACGGCACGTACTGGCAGCCCGACCAGCCCTGGCCGAGCATCGGCAACGTAGTAGACACGTTCGGCTTCGCGTCCGGGGCATGGGCCCGGTCGGGCACGTACTCGCTGGCCCACGGCCGGAAGCTGAATCTGAACACCAACCCGCAGTTCGGTGCGACGTTCGGCGACACCAATGCCGCGTACGCCAACTACTGCCTGGTGGGCGGGGAATCCTCTTCCACCGGCACAAACGCCAGCCATAGCATCTTCTGGGGGCGTAATCTGACCGGCCCTACGACGATTTCCGGCAACGTGGGATTCCAGTTCGTCATGGGCGAAGGTGCCCGACCCCGCACGCCGTTGAGCCGAACGTTCGGCCACGCCCAGGGGACGACAGATTGGGGCTCGTGTCAGGCGGCGGACTACCTGTACAGTGCCGTTACGACCGACGCGACGGCCACAGTCATGGGCATTCGCCCCGCGGCGGCGGGCGGACATCTCGTGGTGGCTCCCAAGACACTTTACAACTGTATCTACCAGCTGGCCGCGTACAACGTCACCGACAACGCGGTCGCGACGGTAACGGGGCGGTTCACGATCTGGCGGGACGGCTCGAACAACACCGCCCTGCTCGAAAGTGTCGAGTTTTCCCGGGCAAACTCCGCCGCCATGGCCGGCTTCGGGTTCACCATCGCCGCCGACGACACCAACGAGCGGCCGTCATTCACCGTGACCGGGTTCGCCGGCAAGACGGTTCGCTGGACCCTGCGTTTGACTGCGGCCGAGGCTGCGGGAGCTGCTGCGCTATGAAACTGATTGGATCTCCAACCGGCACGCTAAAGATCCGCGGCCCTTTGCCGTCGGATCGCGACTTCCAGGCGACGGCGTTGGCCCGGGACACCACCATCTCGTCCGGGGGCACGTCCCTGCGCGTCAACAAGGACACGTCCTGGACGGACCACACCGCCGCTACGGTGGACAAAGAGTTCGACGTTCAGCTGACGGAGAGTGTCGCCGGCACAATGGACGATATGGTCGTCCAGAACGTCACCCCGGGCGTCGTGTCGTACGACGCGACCACGAACCGGGCGACGCGGGTGGCGGACGGCACGGCCCAGATCAACTTCCATACGGCCTGGGTGTCGCGGGGCGTGAAGTTCGCGGTGTCCCGCCAGGGCGGCACGACCAGCTCAGTCTTCAACGGGTTCCAGCCCGGCTCGCTGGCGAAGCACATCTGCGACTCCATCGACGCCAAGCTGACGGGCACGCCGTCCGTACGCAAGCCGCAGTACCTGGGGGACCCGGCGGTGTTCGGCCACTTCACCCGCAACCCGGATCGCTGGACGCTCGGCTGGGATCTGTCGTGCCTGTCCGTCTGGAACAGCTACGCGGACGAGGGCAAGCCCGACGTGGCGACGGGGAACATGATGGGCGGGACACTCATCTCCCCCAAGCATGTCCTCTTCAACGCCCACTACGTGCCGGTTGTGCCCGGCAACCGCGACCTCTGGTTCGTGGCGGAGGACGGGGAGGTGATGAAGGCCACAGCCGTCGCGACGGCCCTATGGATCGACCCGACGGTTGCCGACATCGCCGTGCTGACCCTGCAGAATCCCTTGCCGAGCAAGTTCAAGCCGGCCAAGGTGCTCCCGCTGAACTTCCAGAACTACCTGCCGTTCAGCGTGGCGGATGCGAACGGCACGGACATCACGCCCCGCATCCCCGTCCTGACGGCCAACCAGGACAAGCAGATCGGCGTGTCCGAACTGTACGCCCATTACCCCGCGCAACGCACCGCCGTCTCCCTGATCGTGCCTGCGGGGACTCCGCGAAGCTCGTTCGTGACCTACCTCCGCAACCATGACTCCTCCCATCCCGGGTTCACCGTCGTCAACGGTGACGTAGTGGTCCTGGGTGGATGGCAGTACGGCGGGGCGGGCACGTTCTGTAACCTCAACAACTCGACGAACCGAAGTGCTATCAACACCGCCATTGCGCCGTACTCGCTGACCGAAGTGGATCTGTCCGCATTTCCGACGTACTAACATGCCACAGAACATAATCCTAGTATCGGGGGCGGTCGCGGTATCGACGACAATGCCCGTGTTGACCACCCAAACCCCGAACACGGGGCCGTGGTGGGTGGCACTACTCATCTCGGGCATGGGTGCCGCCGGCACCGCGTTCGGGGCGGTGCTACACTTCCTGTCGACCCGCCGCAAACATAAAATCGACGCCCAGACGCAACTCGTACAGGACCACAGGACGCTGGCCGAGCAACTACACCGCGAGATCGGGCGGTTGGACGCGATCTGCGAGAGGCAGCAGAAAGAGATCGACGGCAAAGAGGGCCGCATCTCGGTGGAGCGGCAGCTGAAGCACGAGTGCGCCAAGAAGCTTCAGGCCATGCAGCTCCAGAAGGACGAGCTGGAACAGAAACTCATCGAGTGCGGAATCTACATCAACCAGCTAGAGTTTAACCTGGCCCAAGAGAGGACCAAGAATGCCTGAAATGACGACCAGCATCAAGGGAACTACGTCCCTGGCCGAGAACCAGGTGGACGTCAAGTCCATCGCGTACAACGAAATGCTCCCTCGCTGGGAGATGGTGGACGACCTGCTCGGCGGCACCCAGGCCATGCGGATGGCGGGCCAGAAGTGGTTGCCTCAGGAGGAGGACGAGACCGACGCCAAGTACAAGAACCGGCTCGCCCGCAGCTTCCTGTTCGAGGCGTTCAGCGATACGGTGGACAAACTCTCCGCCAAGCCGTTCGCCAAGCCCGTCGGCGTCAAGCACGAGCCCACCGGGGCCCTGGCGGACTTCCACAAGGACGTGACGCGGTGCGGGGACGACATCACGCAGTTCGCCAAGGCCGTGTTCGCGGACGGGCTGGCGTATGGGATGGCGGACATTCTCGTGGACTACCCGCAGATCGACCCGGGTGCCACCCTGGCCGACGAACGGGCCAAGGGTGCCCGCCCCGTCTTCATCCATCTCCAAAGCAAGAACGTACTGGGCGTCCGCGAAACATACCAGGAGAACGGCCAGAAGGTCGTGACGGAAATCCGCATCCGGGAATGCCGCGTCGAGCCCAAGGGCGAGTTCGGCGACCAAGAAGTCCATTACGTGCGGGTGTACCGCATCGACTCGTGGCAGCTCTGGCGCAAAGACCCCGAGAAGCATGTCTGGGCGGTCGAGGCGGAAGGACAGCATACGTTCGGCGGGGTGCCGCTCGTCACGTTCAAGCCGGGCAAGTCCACCGGGTTCCGGACGTGTAAGCTCCCGCTGGAAGCCCTGGCCTGGATGAACATCGCCCACTGGCAAAGCAGCTCCGACCAGCGGAACATCCTGCGGTTCGCCCGCATCGGCATCCTGTTCGGCTCCGGGTTCAGCGACGAGCAGATCGACGCGGGCATCACCGTCGGCCCCAACGCGTTCGTCGGCACGACCAGCGAGAACGCGGATCTGAAGTACGTGGGCTACCAGGGCACCAGCATCGAGGCGGGGCAGGCCGACCTGGACAAGCTGGAGGCCCTGATGGAGACACTCGGTGCCCAGCCCATGGTCGAGAAGGGTGGCGACCAGACCGCCACGGGCAAGCTGATCGACGACGCGGGGCGAGTCCAGACCACCATCCAGGCATGGGTGCGTATGCTGGAGAACACCCTGACGGAGGCGTACGGGATGGCGGCGAAGTGGGTCGGGCAGGAGCTTCCGAAAGACTTCGCCGTTGACGTGTTTAGCGACTTCACCCTGTCGCCCCGGGCGACGGACGACTTGAACTGGATTCTGGAAGCGAGGGCCCAGGGCGATCTCGACCACGAGACCGTCATCAACGAGGCGAAGCGTCGCGGTGTGTTGAACGACGATGTGACGGCAGAAGCCGTCCAGGAGAAACTCCAAAATGAGGGCCCAGCCCTCGGAGAAGTGACCAATGGTATTCGAACGGGCACGAGTCAGCAGGGTGGAGGCGGAGGAGGGAAGCGAACACAAAGCGGGCTGGGTGGTGGAGTGCCCGGCGTGCGGGTTCGGCCATAACTTCCAGGACTCGGGCTGGAAGTTTGACGGCGACCAGGAGTACCCGACCTTCCAGCCCTCAATGAAGGTGGTGATTCGTCTCGACGACAAACCCACCTACATCTGTCACTCCTCAGTGAAGAACGGCAAGATCCACTACCATAACGACTCGACCCACGATTACGCGGGCAAAGTCGTCAAACTGGAGATCGTAGAGTGCCCACGGTCAACCAAACCATCCTTGACAAAATCGTAGCCCACGCCCATAACATCGAAGAGATGAAGATGGGTGAGGTGCTGCAGTCCGTCAAGGCGTTCAACGACGTCACGGTGGCCGACCTGATCGGAGACATGGGGCGGAGGTTAGAGAATCTGTCGGGCCCCAGCGGAGCCCGATACATGTACCTCAAGCAAGCCGTCTCCGACCAGGTCGGCCAGGGCCTGGCAGCAGCGAAGAAAGAACTGCTCGCTGGTGTCCGCGACTCGCTGAAGCAGGAGATCGCGTGGCAGACCAAAGCCTTCCAGGGCATCGCACCCGACGGCACTAAGATCCGACGGGTGTCGGCGAAGACTCTAAACAAAGTCTTGGACCGGCTCCGCGTCCAGGAGTCCAAGATCGACACCCTCTTCCGGAGGATCCAGCGGGACACCACGTCCCGCATCATGAACACGGTTCGCCGGGGCATGTGGGACAAGAACGCGACCAGCGACATCCTCACCTCCATCAAAGGCACCAGGACCAACCGCTTCGTGGACGGGCTGTTGAATAAGACCCGGGCACAAATCGAGGCGGTGGTCCGGAGTGCCCATGGTGAAGTCATCGAGTCGGCCAAGGAAGCATTCTTCGCGGAGAACGACCACCTCGTCAAAGCGGTGCAGCTCTGTGCCGTCCTCGACGAGCGCACCACGGCGTACTGCCGGTCGATCGACGGTGACGTGTACCCGGTGGGCGAGGGGCCGCGACCGCCCTTCCACTACAACTGCCGGACCACGACGACGCCCGTACTCCGCTCGTGGAAGGAACTGGGCATCGAACCCGACAAGCGATTCACAGGCACCCCCGCCGACAAGGTCACCTACAACGACTGGCTCAAGAGGCAGCGGGCCGACATCCAAGACCAGGTGCTCGGCAAAACCCGGGCACAGCTGTATCGTGATGGAAAGGTCGCGATCGAAAAGTTCACGAACAACCGGGGCCGATTCCTTTCCATCCCCGAGCTTATGCGAAGGGAGGGGCTGGCCGAGAAGGACATCCCGAAATTCTAGTTGACTTCATGGTTTCCACCAGGGATTCTGGTGGAAAGATTTCTGTTGGCTTAAATCGGACTCGACCGTAGATTCCGGGAGTTCGCTGTCGTCCACGGGCAAAATGGTCGGCGGCGTAGACCCCGGTGAATGGAGCTGGAACGTTATGGCTTTGAAAGCACTCTTGGAATCCCTTGACGGCCTGCCGGAAGCGGTGGCCGCGGAGTACACGAAGCGGGAGGACGGCAAGTTCGTCCTGAACGTGGAGAAGGTTGCCGACGGCGACAACGGCGAACTGGAGCTGGCTCCGGTGAGCAAGTTGAAGTCGGCCCTGGAAGCGGAACGCACGAACGTGCGCAACGCGAACGCCAAGCTGGCCGCGTTCAAGGATCTGGACCCCGTCAAGGCCAAGGAAGCTCTGGGCAAGGTCGCCGAGATGCAGACCTGGAAGCCCGAGACCGAGGTGGAGAACCGGATCAAGCTGCTAAAGGAAGAGTTGGCCACGGCCAACAAGACGGAGAAAGAGGCTCTCCAGAAGCGGATCAGCCGTGCCGAGGCGCAGCTCAAGAAGACGCTCGTGACGAACGTCGCTGTCGCCGCGATCCAGAAGGCCAAGGGCAGCGTGACGCTGCTTCTGCCCCACGTGGAGCGGTCGATCCGCATGCGCGAGCAAGACAGCGAGGACCAGCCCTACCTCGTTGAAGTGGTGAATGAGAAGGGTGATGTCGCGGTCGGCGATGGGGCGGGCAACCCCATGACGATCGACCAGCTGGTCGCGAAGTTCCAGGCCAGCGACGAGTTCGCTCCCGCTTTCGCCCCGTCCGGGGCGTCTGGCTCTGGTGCGTCGAATGGACGCCAGCAGCAAAAGGGTTCGGTCAACACGACCGTCAAAGTCGGTCGTGTCATCACCGGGGTGGACCCTGCCGACGTGACCTCGGGCAAGGTCACGCTCCAGGGCGAATAGACTCGCTGGGTGGCTCCGCGAGTTGTGCTAAGTGCCTCGTGTCCGTGGGCTCTCGATCGAGACTCTCCTGAGAGCATCTGGCCCGGCTGCCGTGGAGTCGCCCCTGCCGGGGAATAACTGGCGACCAGGAGTCTCGGACACGAGGCACTTAGAAATTGGGCGGCGTCCTGAGCACGACGTAAAACTGCTCGACATAGGCGTGAAGCCGGCAAGTGGCGTGATGCCCTGCTGAAACCGTTTGTAACTCCCCTTGGTTTCTACACAGGACACAGCCACCATGGCTAACACTAACAGCAACATCATGCCGCGGATCTTGGCCCGCGGCCTTCAGGTGCTTCGCGAGGCGGCGTCTATGCCGCGGCTCGTCAACGGCGATTACTCGGCGGAGGCGGCTCGCAAGGGCACTACCATCGACATCCCCGTCCCCACCTCCACCACGACGCAGGACGTCACCCCGTCGAACACGCCGCCCGCCGGCGTGGACAAGAACTACGACCTGGTCCAGATCTCCCTGAACCAGTGGAAGAAGAACGCCCCGTTCTACCTGACGGACAAGGAGCTGGCGGAGATCGACGCCAACCAGCACTTCATCCCGATGGCCGTGGACGAGTCGATGCGGGCCCTGGCGCAGGTCGTCAACCAGTACATCTTCTCGATGTACAAGGGCGTGTTCGGCTTCTACGGCACTCCGGGCACCACCCCGTTCGCGACCGACGTCAAGGGTGCCACGCAGACCCGGGCGATCCTCAACACCCAGAAGTGCCCGAAGGCGAACCGCCGCGGCATGCTGGACTACACGGCGGAGGCGAACTTCCTGGAGCTCGCGCAGTTCGCCAACTTCGAGCAGACCGGCGACCAGGGCGTGAAGATCGAGGGCCAGATGGGCCGGAAGTACGGCAACGACTGGTACTCGGACGACGACGTGCCGTTCCACACGGCCGGCACCGGGTCGGGCTACCTCGTCAACAACGTCGCCGGGTACGCCGTCGGCACCAAGACGATCGCGGTGGACACCGGCACCGGCACCATCGTACAGGGCGACATCATCACGTTCGCTGGCTCCACCCAGACGTACGCTGTGACCTCCGCCCTGGCCGGCAACAACATCAGTTTCTACCCGGGCCTGGTCGCGACCCTGGCCGACAACACGGCGATCACCCTCAAGGCCAGCCACCGCGTCAACCTGATCTTCCACCGTGACGCGTTCGCGTTCGCCACCCGTGCCCTCCAGGACGACGGCGACGCCAACACCGTCACGATGCAGGATCCCAAGACCGGCCTGGTGCTGCGGCTCGAAAAGATCCGCGAGTACAAGCAGACCCTGTACGAGTTCGACATCCTCTACGGTGCGCAGCTCGTGCGCCCCGAGCTGGCCTGCCGCCTGGCCGGCTGATTCGTCCTCCTTCCCGGGTGGCCCCGCGTCCGTGCGAGCGGGGCCGCTTTATCCGCCCACTCCGCCGTGGCGTGGTCGGATTAAGTGTCCCATCCGGAGAAAAGCATGGCCGAGCATATCTTGGACGAGAAGATCCGCGAACGCGACGTGCACAACGTCATCGAGGGCCATCGCCCGCTGGCGACGGTGACGATGAAGGGCCCCATGGGCGATGTGATCTGCAACGACAACCCGCAAGACATCGCGTTCTGGAAGAACAAGGGGTGCAAGGTCGTCAAGAACAACCCACCCGCGGGCGGCGGCACCGACATCGTCTCGGGCGACGGGGAGACCGAAGGGGAGGCCGAGGAGGCCGGGGAATAGGCGGGCCTACCCCCGCCCGTCCCGACGCCGTATAACCAGCAGGAGCGGCCCTAGCAGCGACCCGGCGGGGCGGAGCGGTACCAACCTCCCGCCCGCCCCGCCCTCTTAGGAGCGGACGACGATGTTTGTTGTCGAAGATGGATCTGGGTTGCCTGACGCCACGTCGTTCTGCGACTTGGCGTTCGCGGACAGCTACATCGCCATGTACGGCAACGACACCGACCGCACCGCCTGGGCGGCTCAGGACGACGCCACCAAGCAAGGCCGTCTCGTGCGGGCCGCGCAGTACCTGACGGTGAAGTACGAGTCTCGCTGGATCAACTACCGCGTCCACGAGACGCAAGCCCTGCCCTGGCCCCGGGCCTGGGTCCAGGACTCGGACGGGTTCGCGATCCCCAGCACGGCCGTCCCGTTGCAAGTCAAGCAGGCCCAGTGCGAAGCGGCCCTGCTGGACATGAACGGCACCGACCTGATCCCGAACAGCGACCCCGCCCAGAACATCAAGGCGGAGTCCGTCACCGTGGGGCCCATCACCGAGTCGATCAGCTACGCCGGCATTAAGGGCACCCAGCCGACGTTCAAGAAGATCGACCTGCTCCTGCGGATGTACCTGACCGCCCGGGGCGAAGTGAGGCGGGCATGACGAGTCTCGACCGGCGGCTGGTGCCTAAAGTCCAGACCCTCATCGCCAAGTACGGCAAGACCGTCACCGTCACAGTGCCGGGGCTGAGGAGCTATTCGGTCGCTGACGGAACGGTATGTGCCGCGGGCGACACGGATTACTCCGTCAAGATCACCCCACCCACGCCCTGGACCATGGCCCCACTCCCGGGCTCGTCCGTCCAGTCGGGCGACATGTCGGCGTACGTGGCCGCGTCCGGGCTGGAGTTCACGCCGGACGCTGGGATGGTGCTGACGGACGGCGGACAGGCCTGGACGGTGATGGCGGTCGGCAGGATATACACGGGCGACCTGGTGGCGATGTACTTGCTACAACTACGGGCATGAGCCAGATCCAAACCAACTTCCTAGAGTTCCAGCGGGCCGTCAACGGGTATGTGAACGAGGAAGTGCCTAGGGCTGCCCTGAAGTTCCAGAAGCAAGTCTATTACGAGGCCCTGCAGAAGATCGTGGAGCGGACGCCCGTCAAGACCGGCAGGGCGAGGGCGAACTGGGTGGTGACGCGATCGGCGTTCTACGCCGGGCACTGGTTCAAGAAGACAGACCCCGACGGGTCGGACACGATCGCCAAGGGATGGCGTGTGATCAACCGGATGTCGGCGTACGAGAACTGCTACATCCAGAACAACTTGCCGTACATCGAGAGGCTGGAGAACGGCTGGTCGAAGCAAGCCCCGCACGGCATGGTCAAGATCACGATCCGTGATTTGGCCGAGAAGTACGGGCTGGAGGTTGATGAGACATGACGTTCGCCGACGCCGCAAAAGAAATCCGCGAACGTTTCGACATCAACTTCGCCCAGGCGAAGGAAGTGCCGGTCGAGTACCCGAACGTGCCGTTCACCCCGCCGCCCAGCGGAGTATGGGCCCGCTTCCGAATTCTGTGGGGTGATTCGTTCCAGGCCACGCTGGGCTCCGCCAAACGGTTCCGCACGCCGGGGATCTTAGAGGTGCAGATTTTCGAGTCCGTCCAAAAGGGCGACGGATGCTCGCTGGAGTTGGGCGACGTAATCAAAACGCTGTTCCGAAGCACCACGGTCAACGGCATCACTTGGAGAACACCATCGCTCGCAACAGTCGGACGCGACGAGCAATGGTGGCAGACCAACGTCTCGTGTCCGTTCTATTTCGACGAGGTAGCCAATGCCGAGTGATGCAGATCGTATGCGTATTTCCGCCATCGAGGAGACCGGCTTTGCCGGGGCCTTGACGAGCACCACCCTCCAGGACTGGCGGTTCACGTCCGAGTCCCTCCACCAGGAGCAGACGACGGAGGACTCCAAGGAGATCAAGGACGACCGCCAGGTCAGCGACGTGGTCCGCACCAAGGTGTCGGGCATGGGCGGGCTCGGCCTGGAGCTGAGCTACGGGGCCCACGACCCCATCCTGAAGGCCCTGCTCCTGTCCACTGCCTGGAGCTCGCCCGTCACCATCGGCCCCATCAGCACGCTCTCCGCCGCTGCCACCGACAACAGCTTCAACGACTCCGCGAACGGACTGGCCTCACTGGTCGCCGGCCAGTGGATCAAGGTGTCGGGCTTCGCGACCGCCGCCAACAACGGCTACTTCAAGATCAAGACCGTCGCCGCGGGCAAGGTCACCGTCACCGGAGGCACGCTCGTCAACGAGACCGCGTCGGCCGGGCGGAAGATCAACATGGGCGGGCAGATCGTCAACGGCATCACCAAGACGAGCTTCTACATCGAGAAGCAGTTCAGCGACCTGACGAACGTGTTCGCCGGGTACAAGGGCATGATGCCGAACACCGGCGGGTTCTCGGTCAAGGCCGACCAGATCATCACCGGCAACGTGGACTTCCTCGGCAGCCGCGAAATCTCCCTCGCCAGCTCGCTGGGCTCGGGCTACACGCCCGCCCCGACCAACGGCGTCATGGCCGGCGTGTCGGACGTCACCGCGGTCTGCATCGCCCCGGCCGCGAGCCTGGTCCAGGCAGTGGACGTCAGCGAGTTCTCGTTCAACATCAACAACAACCTGCGCGAGCGGCTGCGGGTCGGCACGCTCGGTGCGTTCTCCATCGCGGCCGGCAAATTCAACGCCGACGGCAACGCCATCATGTACTTCGCCGACGCGACGCTGATCGACTACTTCCTGAACTTCACCGAGGTGTCGGTGGCGTACGGGATCAACGACGCGGCCAACAACGGCTACCTGATCGAGTTCCCCGCCGTGAAGTTCTCGCAGGGCCAGCGGGTGGCCGGCGGCGAGAACACCGACGTCATGGCCGACATGAAGTGGCGGGCCAAGAAGTCCGCGGCGGAGGGGATCACCTGCCGCATCGCCCGCTTCCCGGCGTTCTGATACACCTTAGGATCGGCGGTGGGTGAGGGTTTTGGTGCTTTTACCTCGCCCACCGCCACCTTTTAATTCATAAAGCACCGGGAGATTCTAAGGTGAAGATTTCACGCCTCAAGATCGACAAGGACAAGACGGAGAACGGCACCTGGTGCAAGACCGGCCTGGACGGGCTGGAGCTACTCATCGCCCGCCAGGGCAACATCAAGTACCGCGACTACATCGCCAAGAACTCGAAAGAGCTCCAGATCCAGGCCCGCCACAACGCGATCGACGTCAAGGCCGTGGACCAGATCAACAAGGACGCCGCCGCCCGCTACATCCTGCTCGGCTGGCGCAACCTGGAGGACGACAACGGCCCGATCGCCTACTCGCCCGAGAAGGCACGCGAGCTGTTCGACCTCGCACCCGACCTGTACGAGATCACGATGTCCTTCGCGCAGGACATGAACCAGTTCCTCGCCGACGCGGCGGAGGACTCCAAGGGAAACTGACTCGCTGCCTGAGGTGGCAGCTGGAATGGGCCCCGCACCTGAAGGTGTTGGAGCATCGCCGCAAGCGAGGCCACTTCGTACAGGCCCTGGCCGAACGGCCGGTGGTGTACGATGATTTGGCCTTCGTGTGGAAGGCGTTCTTCGACCTGAGTCGCACGCGTCCCGTAGGGTTCGGCCCGTCGCCCCTGTCCACGTCCGACATCCTGGCCTGGATGCAGATCTACCAGCTCCCGCCCGCCCAGCGGGCGGAGTTCTACGAGCTGCTGACGGCCATGGACGAGGAGTGGATGAAGTGGGCCGACGCGGAGAGCAAGAGGAAACATGGCAACTCTAAAGCTGCTGATTGACGCGAGCGGTGCTCAGCGAGGGGCGGTGGACTTCCGCAACGCGACGATCACCATCAACAACGCGGCTGCGGGCGTGTCAAAGAACCTCCACGGCGTGGCGGATGCCGGCAGTCACTTCGGGCAGACCCTGAGTCATGTCCTGGCGGCTGCCGGCATCACGCTCGGCGTGCACAAGGTCGTCCACGACCTGCTGGAGTTCGAAACCGGCCTGGTCCGCGTCGGCAAGGCGACTGGCATCCACGGCCAGGAGCTGGACGCGTTCGGGGACGACATCGTCAAGATGTCCACCCATGTCCCGATCGCCACCCACGAGCTGCTGGAGCTCGGGTTCGCGGCCGGACAGCTCGGCGTCCACGGCAAAGAGAACATCATGGCCTTCACCGAGGCGGTCGCATTCCTCGGCACGACAGGCAACCTCGCTGGTGAGGAGGCGGCGCAGTCCCTCGCCCGCATTCTGAACGTCACCCGGGAGTCCTTTGGGCAAGTCAAGAACCTCGCGAGCACGATCGTCCAAGTCGCCCATGGCGATGCTACGACCAAGGGAACGGCGGCAACAGAGGCTCAAATCGCCCGCACGTCAGTCAAGGTGGCCCAAGCCGCCGCCCCGTTCAACGTGAAGTCCGCCGACGTGGTCGCCCTGGCCGCGAGCTACGCGAGCGTGGGCGTGGAGGCCCAGGTCGCCGCGACGACGACGGGCAAGCTCCTGCGGGCCTTCGACGAGGCGACCCGCGTGGGCGACACGTTCGGCTCCCATCTGGGCGAAATCGCCCGGGTGTCGGGGATGACGTCGAAAGAGTTCCAGAACCTCTACAAGAACGACCCGTCCACCGCGTTCGCCAAGTTCGTCCAGGGCCTCGGCAAGATCCAGGCGGCGGGCGGCAGTGCGACGGAGGTCATGCAGGATCTGAACCTGGCCGACGAGCGGCTGCTCAAGGCGATCCTGCCTCTGGCGAAGGGCAGCGAGGATCTGGTCAACCGGCTCGCCCTCGCCCGCAAAGAGTTCAGCGACCCGAAGCGGCTCGACATCGAGGCCGGGAAGCAGTTCGTCACCCTCGCCTCGCAGCTCAAGATGCTGGGCAACACGTTCGAAGCATTCTTCCTGGTACAGCGAGGGAAGGCGGACGGGCTGCGGCAGTTCGTCCAGACCCTCAACGAGGCCCTCCAAGTCATGCTGGGCTTCCGCCAGGTCACCGACCAGACCAGCCCGGCGGTGAAGATTCTCGTCTCGCTGGTGAAGGACTTCGTGGCCGTGCTGGGCGTCTGGGCCGCGATCAAGGTCGTGGGGATGCTCAACGACATGCGGCTGCAGGTGCTCGGGTTCGCGGAGGGCATCGGCAAGGCGACCATCCTGACCAACCCACTCCTCTCCGCCGTGCTGGCGGTGGGCGTGGCCCTGTCCGCCTGGACGGTCGGCACGACCCTCATCGAGCAATTCCAGTCCGTCGCCGAGCTGGTCGAGAACCTCAGCTACAGCATCGCCAAGCTCCAACTGAGCGGCGGGAAGAGCATCACCGGAACCCTGGCGAACTTCCTGCCCGCCGGCACCACCGCCGTCGCCGGACTCGCGGAGCGGTACTCGACGCAGACCCCGCAGGAGATTTCCAACCTCAAGCAGCTCGACGAAATGCACGACAAGAGCATGAAGTCGATCCGCGACACGTTCGCCCAGAACGGCGGCAGCTCCACCGGCAACTCCTTCGGCAAGGACTTCGTCAAGAACTTCCTGGGTGCGACCGACCAGATGCGGGACGCCCTGAAGGGTGTGTTCGGCACCGAGGCGGTCGCCGCCGAAATGGCTAAGATCCGCAAGGGTCTGGAGGACGCCGGCCATGCCGCCAAGGAGGGCGGGGAGCAGGGCACCGAAGCCTACGACGCCATGCACGAGGCCCTGCGTAAGAACATCGAGCAGCTGGAGTTCGAAGGTAAGTACCTGAAGCTCAACAACCTGGACCGTCAGGTCGCCTCGACGCTCGACAAGCTCCGTGCGGAGATCGGGGACGAGATCAACGACAAGGACGAAGAGGCACTCCATATCCTGGCCGAGCGCATCAAGCTCAACGCCCGGCTGAATGCCGAGCACGAGATCGACCAGGAGATCGACCGGATGCGGGAGGAGCTGGAGCTGGGCCAACTCGGCAACGACCAGCGACAGGAGGAGATCCTGTACCGCCAGGTCGTCAACAAGTACATCGAGCAGGGCATCGACCTGACGGAGGACTACAAGAACAAGACCCGCGACTTCATCCACGAGTACGTTAAGGTCAAAGACGCCCAGGATCGCTTCCAGAACTTCGCCAACAACGTCGGCGACGCTTTCGGACGTGCCTTCGAGAACGCTGCCATCCAGGGCAAGAGCTTCAAAGAGACGATGCTCGGCCTCATCCAGGACGTGGAGCAGGCCCTCATCCACGAGCTGGTCACCACGCAGATCGTCAAGGCGGTCAGCGGGGCGGTGTCGGGCAGCGGGCTCCTCGCTGGTCTGTTCGGGGCCCAGCCGACGGCCCACGCCACGGGCGGCTGGGTCACCTCCCCGACGTTCTTCAACGCGGGCGGCACCACTCACGTCGCTGGCGAGGCGGGGCCTGAGAAAATCTCCACCGCCCGGGAGTACTGGGGTCTGGTCTCCGCCGCCCAACGCGGCGGGGAGTCGCCGAAGATCACGAACGTCAACATGACGGTCGTGACGCAAAACGCCGACAGCTTCATGAAGAGCAAGCGGCAGATCACTGCCGAGATGAAGAGAGGAATCAAGTAACATGGGCTTCCATGAAGTGGTCTTTCCCGAAGACATCAGCTACGGCTCCAGCGGCGGGCCGGGCTTCAAGACCTCCATCATCACGGTCAACTCCGGTGCCGAGGAGCGGGTGGCGCACTGGTCGCAGGCCCGCCGCAAATTCGACGTGGCCGAAGCTATCAAGAGCTACGTGGAGCTGTCCCAGCTCATCCAGTTCTACAAGGCACGACTCGGCTGTGCGAACGGGTTCCTGTTCAAGGACTGGAGCGACTACGCCACCACGAGCGACGGGATTCTACACGCGGAGTTCCCGACCGTCATCTCCCATACCGACCAGGTCATCGGGGTGGGCGACGGGACCAGAACGCAATTCCAGCTCACCAAGACGTACGCCGACATCGGCGGCTCCCATACCCGCACGATCACCCGCCCCAAGAGCGGCACCGTCCTGGTCGGCGTGGACGGGGCGAACCTGGCGACGGGCTGGACGCTGAACTACTCGACGGGCGTGCTCAACCTCGCCACCGCCCCCGCGGCGGGGAAGGTCGTGACCTGGGGCGGACAGTTCTACGTGCCGGTGCGGTTCGGGGACGAGCTGGACGGGCAGCTCCCCATTTCGCTCGACGACTACAACAACGGCAGCGTCCGCATCCCGCTAATCGAGCTCCAGGACGAGGTGGAGTCCAGCGACGACTTCTTCATGGGCGGTGCCGTAGAGGTCGAGCTCCAGGCCAACTACAACCTCGACTCCCTCCACCGCGTGTTCGTCTTCAAGGCGACGAGCGCAGGCCACTCGGTGTTCCTGCCGAACCATGCCGCGTCGGCCGGTCTCCAGCCCGGTGGCCCGTTCTGCTACGTCATCAACGACGCCACGTCGCCCAACAACTTCTCGCTGAAGGACTACGACGGCAACCTCATCACCACGGTCAACGCGGGTGCCGGCGTGACGATGCTTCTCTCGATCGACGCCGTGGGGACGAGGGTGTGGTATGCTAAGTAGAGACAAGTTCTACGGCGGAGCCTACGGAATCCCCAGCGGGTCACCCACACTCCGCAAGGGGGCACCCCGCGTCATCGACATTTCCGCGGTCGAGAACGGCACCAACGCCGCGAGCGTGACCCTGCCCAACAAGTCCCTCTACCAGCCGGGCGGGCCAGCATTCTTCTTCGTCAACAACGGCCCGCGGACGATCGGGCTGAAGGACGGCAGCAGTACGTTCTGGAACGTGCCCCCGGGGAACACCGCGACGGTCGTGCTCGGCACGACCCGCTGGTGGGCGTTCATGGACGTCACCGGCACGGCCAAGCCCGTCGCGACCAACGGCAACGTCGTCCGGACGGTGCCCGTGGGGTACGTGGTGCCGCCGACGACGGTGACTCAGCCCACCGCTTACGACCCGATCCTGTGTGACGGCGGATACCGCCGTGCGAGGCTCTGCGGGCCGGACGGCGGGGCGTACGTCAACATCTGGATGCTCGACGCCGACGTGGACCCGCATTTCGTGGACGGCGTGGCCATCTTCAAGTACCAGGACGTTTGCTACTACTTCAAGCAGAGCGACCGCCTCCAGGTCAACCACGGCTTCACGCTCGCCGGGAGCGACGTGACCTGGTTCGCGACCTGCGATCTGTGTACCACGGACGGCGGTGGACCGCCGCCAGACCCGCCCGTGCCCTGTACGCTGCCGACGGGCCTGTCTACCGCATACACGGTGGACTTCCATCACAAGCTGTACCTGAGCGGAGTGTGCCCGCCGGATTGCGAATCCGACCTGTCCGAGACACTGACCCAGGTCTCGCCGGGCGTCTGGCGATGCACCAGCTACTCGACATGTCTCGGGCAAACCATGCCGTACTCCGGCAGCGTCGCCATCGAGATGACCTGGGTCAACCCGGGCGACGGCTCGCCATGTTACTGGGAGTTGTTCTTCACCGACGGGGTGGCGGCATGCCGGTCGGTGTTCCGGAAGTTCACCGGGCTGACCCCGATCGGGGGCGACTGGTCCCAAGTCGATCCGTTCCCCCTATGGGTGTGCCCGGGCGACGGCCTTACCCATAACGTTTGTATCGGGGCAGACAACGACTCGATTACTTCACCGGTGGTGGGATGAGGAAGAAACCGCTATTTACTCTGCCCCAGGTGGGGTGCGAGCACTGGTCGGCGGACGGGCTGAGCGGCGTGTGCGCCATTGGCAAGTTCGGCGGCAGGCCGTCCCCCTCGATCTGCGAGCGATGCCCGGACTACTCTGGTCCGGAGGAGCGAGTCACCGGCAGGCCCGTCGCCCAGGGGCCACAGCCCGTCGATGCCTTGCTCTCGCCGCAGCGGCTCGCCCAGATCGACTCCTACAAAGAGGCATGCCGGGCATGCGAAAACTGGCTCGGCAGCTTCGACACGGTTAAGGGCACCACACTGGAGGGCTACACGAAGTGCGGCCGGTGTAACTGCGTGTCCAAACGCGTGAGTCTCTTCTCGGGTTACTGCCCGGTGGACAACTGGTAATGCTGATACTCTCACCAGCTCTCGAATCGCTGAGGCTCCAGCGGACTCACCGCTTCGCGATCCTCTGGCGCATCACCCGGGTGGACGGGCAGGTCTTGCGGTTCACCTCGCACGACCGGCCGATCACATACGCAGGCTCGCTGTGGACGCCTGCCGGCGGGTTCTCGTCCTCCGCCCAGCAACGCCAGGACGGCTTCAAGGATCGCAACTGGGAGGCGACCGGCATCATCTCCAGCGACGCCATCAAATTCGACGACCTGCGTGCCGGCAAGTACCGCCAGGCCAAGGTCGAGTGCATCAAGATCGACTGGCGGTATCCCTGGGCAGACCCGTTCGAAATCTCGACGTTTTGGATCGTCAACACCCAGTACACCGGCGTGCTTTGGGAGGCCCAGATCGAGGGCCTGACCCATAAGCTCAAAATGTCGATCGGGCGGGTGTTCGGAAGGACGTGTGACGTCCATGCGTTCGGGGACTCCCGCTGCGGGATGAATGAGGCGGACTTCACGTTCTCGGGGAGCGTGACCGCGGTCAACGTAGCACGGCGGGATTTCCAAACGACCGTCAGCCAAACCACGAACTACTTCAAGCGTGGCTACGTGAAGTGGACGAGCGGCGACAACACCGGCCTGACGATGGAGGTCAACAAGAGCTTCGGCACCGCGGGCCGCATCGTCCTATGGCTGCCGATGCCGTACAACGTGGCCGTCGGCGACACCTTCAACATCGTCGCCGGATGCGACCGGCTGTACTCGACGTGCATCAACAAGTTCGACAACGTCGTCAACTTTCGGGGGTTCCCATGGATTCCAGGGACGGACGCGGTTCTGCGCACGCCGGACGCGAAGACGTAAGGAGCATGGTATGCCTTGGAAATGTTTCGCCATCAAAGCGATACGCATGACCGACTGGGAGTCCACACCCCATGGCGGGCAGTGTCGGCGGATGATGTTCACCCTGCCTGACGGGCGGGAAGTAGGATTTGACGAGTTGCCTCCCGGGGCTATGTGGCACTCCAACGACCAACCACGAGGCAGTTACCTCGCTGGGGCGGATAGCATCCAGGTCAAGTTGCCCGGCCCAACGATCTGGTCGATGAACCGCCCGGGGACGAACGGGTGTAAGTGGGACGTGTCGGGAGAGATCCCGAACGTCACCGCCTCTCCCAGCATCAACTTCGTGGGCCTCTACCACGGTTGGGTTCAAAATGGTGTCGTATCGGACGACGTGGAAGGCCGCAAATTCGATGAGATGGGACGCCGTGCCTAAGCGACAAGACATTATCGACTTCGCCCGCTCGCTGGTAGGCACCAGGTTCAAGCATCAGGGCCGGTTGCCCGGGGCCGGGTTGGACTGCATCGGCGTCGTGGCCGTCACCGCCCAGCACTTCGGGCTGACGTACCACGACATGACGGGCTACTCCAACCGGCCGGACGGGGTGACGCTATTGCGGGAGTTCGACAAGGCCCTGGTCCGCATCGGCCCGGCGGACGTACAATGCGGCGACGTGCTGACGTTCTGGTGTGAGGCCCCGGGCAAAGTCCAACATGCCGCGATCGCGACCGACCGCGGCATGATCCACTCGACCGTCGAGTACCGGCGGGTGGTCGAGCATCGCCTGGACGACTACTGGCGCAAACGGCTCGCTGTGTGCTATCGGTTCCCGGGCGACCTAGACACGATGAGGTTCTCATGGCGGTAGTTGCCCTCGTTCCCCTGTTCTCCTGGCTCGGCTCGTCCGTGGGCGGGGCGTTGTTCGGCGGCACGGCCGCTACGGCTACCGCCGCGGCAACGGGCGGGTTCGCCATCGGTTCCGCCGTCGGCACGGCCGTGGGCGTGGCGGCGGGTGCGTACATCGACAGCACGTACCTCTACCCGATGCTGATGCCGTCCCAGGACCAGAAGGGCCCACGCCTGGACGACCTGCCGATGCAGACGGCCAGCGAGGGCTCGGGCATGCACTACTGCCTGGGGGCGGAGAGCCGCGTGGCCGGCACGCTGATCTGGCTGTCGCCCCTGATCGAAGTCAAGCGGGAAGATCCAGTCGAGGGCGGCAAGGGCGGCGGCGGTGGTGCGAAGCAGACCACGTACGACTACTACCTGGACATCGCCATCGGCGTGTGCGAAGGGCCTGTCGACGGCATCACCAAGATCTGGGCGGACAGCAAACTCATCTACGACGAGGACGGCTCGCTGCACGTCGGCGGCACGGCGACGGGCTACTCCCTGACGAGCTTCCAGCCGTTCGGCGACACTGCCCTCAACATCGGCGGAGGCACCGGCACGTTCCTCAAGGGCGACTACGTCAAGATCCCCGGCCATGACTTGTACAAGGTCGCGGAAGACTACCCGGGCGGCGACGGGACGCTCATGATCGAGAATCCGGGGTTGGAGGACGAGGCCCACACCGGCGACTCGGTCACCCGCATCTCGCCCACGGGCGGGAACGGCATCTGGGACAACCGCATCAAGTTGGTCCGCATCTACAACGGTGCCGACAACACACCCGACAGCATCATCGAATCGTACATGGGTGCCGGGAACGTGCCGGCGTTCAAGGACACCGTGGTGGTCGTCATTAAGGCCATGTTGCTCCGTGACTGGGGCAACCGATGCCCGCAGTTCAGCTTCCTGGTCCGGGCACAAACCCACGAGTCCGCGGCGGCGGGAATCTCGAACCTCCTGGAGCGTGCCGGCGTGGCGTTCTCGCGGGGAGAGTATAACGTCGATGCCGTGCCCAAGTCCGTCCGCGGCTACTCACTGACGGGCCCCACGGAGACCGTCAAGGCCATCGAGCCCATCCTCCAGGCGTACGACATTCTGGTCCAGGAGAGCAACAGCTCCCTCCGATTCTTCGCCCGTGGTGCCGAGACCAAGATCGAAGTGTTCGCTGATGATCTGGCCGCTGCCGAAGGCGACGGCACCGCGTCCCGCCCGTTCCGGCTGAGCGATCCGTCCGGCTTCGACCTGCCGCGGGAAGTGAACGTCAGCTACAACGACCCCACCATCGACTGGCAGCGGGGCTCCCAGCGAATCGTCCGCAACGACGCCAACACGACGCAAGTCCTCACCATCGACGTGCCCATGACCCTCCATCCCAGCGACGCCGCCAACCTGGCCGCGTCGCGGTTGTGGCGGGGGTACGCCGAGCGGATGCAGATGGAGCTCACGCTCCCGCCCCGCTACTTCCATGCGCAAGAGAACGACATCCTCACCATCCCGTACGATGGTAACGTCTACTCCATGCGGATCCAGGAGATCAACGAGGGCGTCAACCACCTGCTCGAAGTCAAGGGCCTGCTGGTCGGCGTGGAGGACATCGACGAGTCGGTGGAGTGCGGTGCCCGCCTCAACGAGTCACCCCCGCCCGCGTTCAGTGCCCCGGTCGAGGTCATGATCCAGGACGCACCCGCCCTGGCGGCGGAACATGCCGACGAGACGGGGGTGTACATCACCGCCGCGAGCAACTCGGCCATCTCCAACTTCGCCGGGGCGGCGGTGTACGCCAGCACCGACGGCACGAACTTCTCCCAGGTCACCGACATCCAGGCCCCGGCATCGACCGGGTACGCGGCCACCATCCTGCCTACGTCACAGCCCGGCGTCTGGGACACCGAATCGTCGCTGGAGATCGAGATGATCGAGGGCGACCTGCAGAGCGTGACGGACGAGCGGGTGTATAATGGCGCCAACCGGATGTGGGTGGGCAAGGAACTGGTGGCCTACCGAGACGCCACGCTGATCGGCCCGCGTCGGTACAAGTTGACGAACTTCCTGCGGGGACTCCGGAGCACGCCCACCGACGGCCACGACATGGCCGAGCTTTGCGTCGTGGTGTCGCCGAACACGCACCAGTTCCTCCCACTCAACCGGAGCGGCACGCACCACTTCAAGGTCGTCCAGCTCGGGGAGACCCTGGAGGACGTCAGCACCCAAACTGTCGAAGTCGCTGGTGGGCCGGCACGGCAACTCGCCCCGATCGTCCATACCGCCTACCGCGACACCGACGGTGCCCTGACCGTCGAATGGTTCCGCCGCACCCGCTATCCGGTGCCGGTATGGTCCGCGTACAAACCCCTCGGCAGCGAGGTGGAGGTGTACGAGGTGGACTTCGGTGGGCTGCGCACCAAACAAGTTTCTTCCCCGTCCGTCACGTACAGTGCGGCGGAGCAAACCGAAGATGGACTCACGCCGGGCGACCCCGTCGTGGTGACCATTTACCAACTCAGTGAGCGGGTGGGCCGTGGCTACCCCGCACAGGAGACGTTATGATTCAGACCACTCCCCGACATGCCTTGCCTCTCGTTGACGGCAACCAGGCGTCCCAGGAAGTCCCGCACAACACGTCCATCGTGGGCCTGGACCAGCTGACGAACCTCGCCGTGTCCTCGGTCAAGACGCTGTCGAACACGCCGCCCGGTGCTCCGGCGAACGGCGATGCGCACATCGTCGGAGGCACGCCCACTGGCGCATGGGCCGGCAACGCCGACAACGTGGCGTACTATTACTCTGGCTGGAAGTTCTTCACGCCCGTCGAGGGCATGAAGGTCTGGGCCAAGGACGAAGACGTGATCTACATCTACGACGGCACGGCATGGAACGCAGCGAGCGTCGTGCCGAAGTACACCACCGCCGGTCTGCCTGCGCACAAGCAAGGCCTGATCGTCTTCGACACGACCAGCGGGCAGTTCAAAGGATCAACCGGCACGGCGTGGGTGGTCCTGGGGTAAGTAAAGGGGCTTTATGGGAATCCGTCCTCCTCGGGCACCGCTTCTACCTTCGTATACTATCTCACTACTCTATACACATATATAGCAAAACCATATATCTTATCTTATCTCTTATAGGGTAGGGAGTTAGATGAGGGCGGGCGGAGGGTCGGTGCTGCATGGGCCTCGATTCCCGTAAAGGGTCTTTAGTCGCCACGATTCCTGCTCGCTGGTGGGTTTCCCACGGGCAGGCGTGGTGGAAAATTTTCTGGTTTACTTTTGGTGGAGGGTCGCTTAGGATTCGGTCAGTCAGATTTGGACGCCGATAGGAGATAGTAATCATGTCTACCGTGAACCAGTACCTCGCTAAGCTGTTCCTGAAGAACGAAGCCATCGAGAAGCACTTCACCGACGCCCAGATCTGCGAGATGATGGCTCAGCGGTTCCCGGGCACGGCCGCGAGCCGCCCCGAGAAGATTCGCTATCGCCGCCAGCAGTTCAACGAGAACATGGGCCAGTTCGAAGGGATGAACCCGGACAAGGTCGTGTCCTACGAGTACGATGCCGACGGCAACCAGGTCCAGCCGGTCAAGACCGTCACGAAGCGGGTGGTGGTCGAGGGCGGAGTTACCGCCGACCAGGTCAAGGAAATTGTGGACGAAGCCATCGCCCAGCAGGCCGCGAAGGAGAAGCCTGCGATCACGATCACCGTGCCGAGCCGCAACCACTCGATCACGATGCCGAGCGACGACGTTCACGAGAAGTTCCAGAAGGCACTGATCAAGCTCAAGGCGGGCGTGCCGGTGCTCCTGGTTGGACCTGCTGGCTCGGGCAAGACGACTCTCGCTAAGCAACTCGCTGCCGCCCTGGGGCTCCAGTTCACGTTTAACTCGATGTCGCTGGGCACCAAAGAGACGGACATCCTGGGCCGCACGCTCCCTGACGAGAAGGGCAACTGGATCTATCGCCCCAGCCCGTTCGTTAACACGTACCAGAACGGTGGGCTCCACCTGTTTGACGAAATCGACGCCAGCGACCCGAACCTGCTGGTGAGCATTAACGCCGCCATCGCGAATAAGCTCCTGAGCATTCCCTTCCGTGACGACCCCACGCCCATCGCGATGCACGAGGATACTCTGATCATCGCTGCGGCGAATACGTACGGGAATGGGGCCAACCGGATGTACGTCGGTCGCAACCAACTCGATGCGGCGACCCTGAATCGGTTCACCATGGGGACGATCACGATCGACTACGATCGCAAGTTGGAAGCTCGTCTGACTCCCTCCCGCCTCGGTGGGAACACCGCGATGGCGGAGGTTCTGCTGAACTGGGCCTGGACGACGAGGGAGCGTATCGACCGCAACGCCCTCAAGCGGATCATGAGCACCCGGAACATCCTCGATGCCGCCGACTGCCTCCATGCGGGCGAGACGATGGACGAGATCAAGACGACGTATTTTGAGGGCTGGTCGCAGGACGAACTGCGGGCGGTCGCTGCCTAAGAATTTTCTGGTAGACTCCCGGGAGTGGTTCGGCTATACTCCCGGGAGATAGGAGATAGGAATGAAACTGCCCCCGATCAAAACCGATGGACGCATCCGCCGACACGAGTATACGGGCGTGGGCCATGCCGTAGACATCGCGGTGTCCGGCGACAGCCGTACGGAAGCAGGTCGAAAGATCGGCGACAAGCTCTCCACGATGAGCACGAGCTGGACTGGTTACAAGTCGGCTCGCGATAACCGCGAAGCGGACATCGAAACGCTTGCGACGATCCGGCAGATCCGCGACCGCATCGAGCGGCAGCTGGACCTGCCCCAGCAGACCGTTCGCCGTCGCCGGCATGGTCTCGACTCGGGTGCGGAGCTTGATCCGATCGCCTGGGTCCAACGTGACCCGTACGGCTGGACGGATACGCTCCGCGAACCGCAGACCAAGCGTGTGATCCGCATCGGAGTGAATCTGGTCCTCTCCTCGTTCATGGGGCAAAGCTACGTGCTCTATCGCGGGGCGTGCGCCGTGGCTCTGGCGGATATTCTTTCCTCGCAGGGTATCGACGTGGAGTTGGTCGCCTTTAAAGCATCGAGCGATGCGGACGGCGCAGGTCAGACCGATGTGCAGAGCGTCGTGGTTAAGGCGAGCGATCAGCCGTTAAACCTCGCTGCCTGTGCGACGTGTTTCTGCTCGCTGAGTTTCGTCCGAACCGTGCTTCTGGCCGGCCAAGCTCGTATGTGCCCGCTGCCTCCCCATTCCTCGATGGGCTCGCCCACGAATTTGCCGGAGGAGGATCGTAAAGGTTTCGACGTTATCATCGACCAAGACGTACAAACGTACGATGGGGCCGTCACCCGCGTCTTAGAAGAGGTTAGGAAGGCTTCCGGGCGGGCGTAGGCTACCCGGATATACCCTAGACCCCGATCGGGTCTAGAACCAAGCAGGAACCACCCTAGCATAGAGGATAGTCCGATGGTTATTACCCTCCCCGATACCCCGAACGAACTTATTAAGGCTATCGCCGCGATGTCCGCCAGCGAGCTACAGGAGCAGTACGGCATCTGGGAGCAGCACGCGGCGGAGTACGAAGTGTTTGAAGAGCAGGCGAAGCTGATCTGGGCCAAAGAGGTTCTGCGGGTACTCGACCAACGCATCGCGGAGCTTTCCGGTGAACATGACGCGCAGCCCGTCCGGGTGCGCCACTTCTCGATCACGACCAAGGGCGGCAGCGAGACGTTCGCCAGCTCGCTGACCGACGACGAAGCACGAAAGATTTGCCAGAACCACGTCAGCGAGTTCGCCCGCAAGCTCGGGTTTACCCGCAAGCCGACCGACGCCCAGTGGGCGTGGATCCATAAGCTCGCGAACGAGAAACCCAGCCAGAGCGAATGGGAGGGCACCGTGGGTGGGAAATGGCAGGGCAACGCCCGAGTCGTCGCCATGCTGCCTCGTGACGGGGCTCGCGGGCCGCAGACTATCGTGAGGCTCCTCGTGGGCCATAACGAGTTCACGTGGTTCGCGACCGGGACGCCCGACATGGCGGTGGGTGACGTGGTGCGAATCGACGCCACGGTGAAGGCCCACGAGACGTTCCGCGGCATTAAGCAGACCATCCTGACGCGGGTGAAGAAAATTTAGTTGGGTCTAGCTTTAATTACCCCGATAGAGTATAATATACACCGGAGCATATAGGAATGATCACGGCCATCGAAAACGTCGTTCAGCCGCTCTGCGAAGCAACGGCGGGCATGTTCGAACCCCTCCACCCGTACGAATGGGACTGGTTGGAGATCGGCGTGACCGACGACGTGGACAAGTTCCTCGTCAGGGGCCGCACGTACACGAAGGTCAAGGCGGAGGGGTGTAAGTGGTGCGACCTGCCCCAGTCCGAGCACTGGTCGGGCGGGCACAAGTTCCAGCCCGTCGAGGTAGCTTTCGTCCAGGACGGGGAGAGCTACGGGGAGTCGGGCATGGCCCCCAGCGGGGCCTTCAACAAGCTCCTGGAGCGCATCCCCGAGAAGCGGCTCCACTCCAAGCACGACAACGAGTGGTCGTGCGCCACGACCGACTTCACCGCCCTCCTGATCAAGTCGCTGTGGCCCGCCGACCGCATCCGCTGGCGCAGCGAGAACGCCCACCTGATGTTCTCCTACCTGACGGCACGGTTCTCGTCCCAGGCGGCGGCGGCTAAGATCGCCGCGGAGTACAAGGTCAACAAGACCGTGCCGGCCCTGCCGGCGGACTTCATCGAGCACCCGGACTACCCCCTGTTGGGCTTCCAGCGAGTCCCCACGGCGATGTTCGCGTTCCGCGAGTCGGCAGCACTGTTCATGGAGCAGGGGTGCGGCAAGACCCCGACCACGATCGCCCGCATCATGCTCGAAGCCCAGCGGAAGTTCCGGGGCCAGACCAAGGGTGTGTCGGCCGGGATGTACCGCGTCCTGATCGTCTGCCCCAACCAGGTTCGCTACAACTGGCAGATGGAGTTCGAAAAGTTCGCGACCCTCCCCGGGAAGGTGACGGTGCTCCGCGGCGGGCAGCTAGCACGCGGCAAAAAGCTCATCGACGCAGTCAGGGCGGAGCCGGACTGCTGCTGGTCGGCCGTCGTCATCGGGTACGACACCGTCAACTCGATGCTCGAGCATCTCAAGCTCGTCAAGTTCGACCTGGCCGTGTGCGACGAATCGCACATGATCAAGAGTGCCCGGGCTCTCCGGTCGCAGGTCATGCGGAGACTCCGCGACGAGGGGCAGATCCGCCAGCGGATGATCCTGACCGGCACGCCGATCGCGAACACGCTCATGGACCTCTGGAACCAGTTGGAGTTCCTGGGCCCGGGGCTGTCGGGGTTCCAGGCGTTCTCCGCCTTCAAGTCGTTCCACGGCAAGTGGGTGCGGGGCATTGGCGGCACGGTCATTGAGAAGCTGGTCGGGCTGAGGAACGTCCCGCTCATCCAGGAGCGGCTGGCCCGGCTCGCCTTCATGATCACGAAAGAGGAGGCGGGGCTGGAGCTGCCCGACCTTCAGGAGATCCCGCTGGAGGTGGAGATGTCTCCGCAGCAGGCGGAGTATTACGTCAAGGTTCGCGACCAGCTCGCCATCGAGATCCAGAACGACAAGGACGAGGCCGAGCGGGCGGGCAAGAAGCTCCAGGTCAGCCACGTCCTCACGAAGCTGCTCCGCCTGTCGCAGATCACGAGCGGGTTCATCCGCTGGGACGACGTGATCGACGAAGAGGGCAACGTCGTCAAAGAGGGTTTCGTGGAACCCATCCCGGGCGAGAATCCGAAGCTGGAAGCCCTCATCGAGAAGCTCAAGGAAGAGGATCGCGACCCGCGGGCCAAGTCGATCATCTGGTCGTGCTGGAAGAGCTCCATCGTCATGATCGCGGAGCGGCTGGAGGAGGAGGGCATCCCGTTCGTCGAGTACTGGGGCGAAGTCTCCCAGGCCCAGCGGGAGAAGGCGGTCTGGGACTTCAACAACAACCCGGAAGTGAAGGTGTTTCTGGGCAACCCGTCGTGTGCGGGTGCGGGGCTGAACCTGCTCGGCTACAACCCCAACGACCCGGACGCCGACGACACGTATTGCGATTGGGAGCTGGTCTACGACCAGGGCTGGTCGGCCGTCTTGCGATCCCAGGCCCTCGCCCGAGCCCACCGCAAGGGCACCCGCTTCCCCGTCACCGCGTACGACTTCATCGTGCCGGGTACGATCGACGAAGAGATCCGCAACCGCGTCACGAAGAAAATCGAGATGGCGAACAACATCCAGGATCTGTCGAACCTCCTCGACACGATCCTGGGGTATAAGGTGGAGGACTGAGCCATGTGGTGGATGCTAACGGACAACGCATGGCTGATGTTCTCTCCTCCGCCGTATCTCGTCCAGCAGCGGAGACTGGAGCGTGACCGAGACTCCTACGGATATCCCAAGGGCGAGGCTCGCTGGGGCCCGTGGCGAACTGTGGTCGAGTTCTACGACAAGACGCAAGCGGAGAACGTGACGCGGGTGCTGGACGCCCGCGTGATGCTAACGAACACCCCGCCGTATCATACGGTGCGGACGGATCGGGAATATAGGATGGTGACGCGATGAATCTACCTCATCTCCATAGGGCCACGAATATGATCGCCTACGATGTGGGAGCGACGCACCGCCAATCGGGCTGGGGTGAAGCTCGCGTGGACCAAATCCTCCTCTGCGTCGAGGGTGAGGGTTATGATCTGCTTCCGATCGAGAAGTGGCTATCCACGTTGACGGATGAGCAGCTGGAGACGGTGTGTATCGACGAGCAGACGGAAGCAGAAGATATTCTTGCAGGGCCGAATGTTCCTGAGCTCGCTGGGGAGGTCTTGAATAGGATCTGGGAGTTAATTTAGGAGCAACCATGAATAGGAAAGTAGTAATGATCCAGGCAGACCCCCGCTACAGCACGCGGGGTCTGGAACAGTTCGGGGAGGTCACGTACCTCCTTCAATACAAGCCGTACGTGCTCGACACGCTCAACGTCCTCGACTCGATCAACCGGGCTCTCGACCTAATCAAGTTCGACCCCGAGGTGGACGTGATCGTCACCACCGGGCCGTTCGTGCTCGTGTCGATGCTTTTCTGGGTGCTGGGTCGTCGCTACACGACGATGAACGTGCTCGTGTTCGACGCCCCGCACGACTGCTACACGGAGAAGAAGTATCTGCTGACCGAGTCGGATTACAAGTAGGCCCTCTGGGCCAGATAGGAGATAGTGATGACTGCGGCTCGCAAGAAGAATACCCTGAACCGGCTCCAGACCCGACAGCTGGAGGATTGGCTCGTCGCCCATCGGGAAGATCTGGAGTCCGGCAAGATGGGTGCCCGTCATGAGATCGCTGCCGCCGCCCAGCGGGAGTTGAAGTTCATGATCACCGACGGCAACGTTACGGGCTCTGGTGACGTCATGGGAATCAAGTGGCCGCCACGGGCGAAGATGTCGAGTCCGATTCGCACGGGGCGACGGTGGAAGATCATCACCCAGGAACTAAACGCCCTCATGAAGACCTTGGGTCATGTCCCGAGTCCGGCGTTCCAAGCCTTGGTCGAAGAGGCGGAGACGATCGAGGAGGTGGCGTGATGTGGACCAAAGCCCAGGACGTGCCTAAAGAGTCCGCCGACGCTGTGCTGGATCGGTTCGACAAGTCGGAGCCCGCGATTCAGCGGATGATCACCCTACAGTACGTGCTCGACGCGACCAACCGGCTGGAGTACATCGAGTACCTCCACGAATTCATCAAGAGGTTCGTGAATACCGATGTGGTCAAACCCGAGCCGTACGCGGCTTGGAGGGAAAGGACGAACCGCGATGGCTAAGACAACCCTACATCCACCCCACGACGCCGTCAAGCGGTTCCAAGCAGCGTACGACGCCATCGTGTCCCTCCACCGCCGCTTCTACGACTACATGGCGGAGATGGACCGAGTTCTCAAGTCGGGAGTCCTCGACAAACAGGACTTGTGCGACGTGGGCTTCCTGTTCCGACAGTGTCGGGATCAACTCGACGATTGGAGGAAAGACGCTCAGGCACGGATGGAGTTCGTCAACAACGTCCTGGGCGAGAAGATGACCCAGGAGGTCGCCGCCAACCCCGACAAGGCCAGCGACAAGGTCGAGGGGTCGATGGCGAACGGCTCGCTGGAGGTCGTTTACCGCGGTGCCCCGCCCGCCGTCGGCACTCCGGAGTTCGAAGCGTTCGCGAAGTGGGCGGGCATCCAGGACACGAAGCAGTTCACGGCGGGGCTGATGAAGGTCTCCTGGACGGAAATGGAGAAGCTGCTGACGGAGTGCATGGAGGCCGGTCTGCCCCTCCCGCCGCATATGAAAACTTGGCCGGTCTTCAACGTGAAGTACCGCAAGAAAACGTCGCGTGCTACCGACGACGTAAAATAGTTCGGTGGCCTGAACCTTTTTGAAGGAGCCATATCATGGCTAAGAATCGTATGGATAAGCCCACGGGCATGATCAAGGTCGAGGGCGTGAGCGGGGGCTTCCTCGCCACGATCGCGGGCCAAGACACCTCGCTGGCGTCCATGCAGGCGCACGTGATCGTGCCGCGGCTGAAGGTCATCCAGTCGATGACCGACAAGGACTTGAAGGCGAAGGTGGGCGGGGAGGGTACGGTGTGCATCCGCCCCGGCGACGAGGTGGTCGCGGCCCTGGAGGAGCCCTTCCTGTTCCAGCCCCGTTTCTTCTACAGCGAATACGCCACCTGGGCGGATCGGAAGGACAACGAGTCCTCCCGCATCATCGGGCGGAGCTTCGACCCCCAGAGCGAGATCGCCAAGAAGGCGGCGGACGCCAAGCGGCGTAAAGAGATGTACCCCGACCAGGAGAAGAAGCCCGAGGACAAGCGGCTGTACTACAGCCACGTCCATCACTTCTGCTGGTTCGGCGTCATCTACGGCGAGCACCCGCTGGCCGGCAACGAAGTCGTGCTGTCGATGGAGCGGGGCGAGTTCGGCCAGGGCCGGCAGTTCATCACCGCGATCTCCATGCGGAAGTTCCAGCCCGAAGGTGCCGACAAGAAGGTGCCCGTGCCGCTCTGGGCGCAGGTCTGGCAGCTCACGTCCAACTCCCGCACCCGCAACGGCAACACCTGGTACGGGTTTGACTTCAAGGCCCCGGAGGGCCACCCCGGGATCATTCGGGACGACGAGGTGGAGCACGCCCAGTCCGAATACGCCCGGCTGGCGCAGCTCCATGAGGAGCGTCGGCTCCAGGTCGATCACGCCGAGGGCGACGAGACGGACGCTGGCGAGGCGTCCACGACCAAGTTCGCCTGATAGAAGCTAGTAACATCGTAGTGTCCCTGTCGTGACGGCGGCAAACCGTCACGGCGGTTTGTTACGCCAACACGGGCAACGTTGGCGGCTAACTATCTAGGAGTTGTGGCGTGACCAAAGGTAAGACGAGTCTGCCGATCGAACGGATTAACGCTCTGGCGGAGCTGGAGCGTTGGGATTGGAAGTATGAGCCGCTCGGCAACAACGAAGTCAAGATCTGCTGTCCCGTCCATGAGGACAAGTCCCCGTCGGTCAACCTCGACGTGGAGCAGAACCTTTGGAAGTGCCACGTATGCCCGGCCCGGGGCGACATCGTCTCGCTGATCGCGGCCATCGCCACCCGAACGTCGGGCAAGCAGATCGACCGCTCCACGGTCATCAACGATCTGGGGTCTCGGTACGACCTGGAATCGATCAAGGTGCTCTCCCAGGACGTGGTCGAGAAGCATCACCAGGCCGTCTGGGAGGCGGGGCCGCTCCTCCAGGCCCTGTACGACCGCGGCGTAACCGACGCCGACATCCGCGAGGCACGGCTGGGGTACTGGGAGGGCCGCATCTCCATCCCCGTCTACGACGAGCATTGGAACGTCGTGAACATCCGGCGGTATCTCCCCGGGGCTCCCGGCCCCGAGAAGATGCGGAACATGAAGGGGTACGGGCGACCCGCCCGGATGTACCAGATCGCCGATCTGAAGTACGAGAAGGTCTGGCTATGCGGCGGGGAGTTGAAGGCCCGCGTCGTCAAGCGACTCCTCAACCCGCATGGGGTCGGGGCCGTGGCCCTGACGGAGGGCGAGGGTAACTGGGAGCATAAATACTCCCAGAAGTTCAAGGACAAAGTCGTCTACATCTGCTACGACATTGACGCTGTGGGCTTCCATAACAGCCGCAAGGTCGCGGGGTACATCGCCCGGTTCGCCAAGGCGGTCTTGCTTATCCGGCTGCCGCTCGACCCCGGGAAGTACCCCAAGGGCGACGTCAACGACTACGTGGGCCAGGAGCACGCGACGGACGCCGACCTGCTCCGCCTGATGGCGGAGGCGACGGAGTTCATCCCCGACGACCCGACTACTCCGGAGGACACGTCGAGCGTCCGCAAGGTCAAGCTCGTGGACGCGACCCGTCCGGAGAACGTCGGCCATCGGCTGGAGATGGACGGCACGGTGAACGCGATGGAGGAGACCCCGTACCTCATCCCGCGAACGATCGGCTGCGCTTGCGACCGCAACCAGCCCGAGTGTACGCGGTGCCCGGTGCTCCCGCAAGACCCGCACCCCGACACCGGCAAGGTCGTGCTGAAGATCCGCGGCACGTCGATGGGGATGCTGAACATGGTCGGCTCGCCCGAGAAGCTCCAGCGGGAGAGCATCCGCGAGTCGCTGGGAATCCCGACATGTAAGAGCGTGACGTTCACCGTCCAGGACCACTTCAACGTCTGGGACGTTCGGCTCTCACCGCAGCTGACGATCAGCGGGAGCAACGCCGACAACGTCAACATGCCGGCCCTGGTCGTGTCCGAAGAGATCGACCTGAACGTGCCGTACGTCCTCCAGGGCAGGATCTACCCGCACCCCAAGAACCAGCAGGCCGTCCTGGTCATCGACGAAGTCAAGCAGGCGGAGGACTCGCTGAATTCCTTCACGCCGACGGCCAGCGAGCTGGAGACGCTCAAAGTCTTCCAGCCCGCCGAGTGGACGACCAAGGGGATCAAAGAGAAGCTGGACGACTTCTATGCGGACATCGAGTTCAACGTCACGCGCATCTACCACCGGCGGAATCTACACGTCCTCATGGATCTCGTCTACCACTCCGCCCTGTACTTCTACTTTGACGGGCGGCTCCAGAACGGGTGGGTTAACGCTCTCGTGGCGGGAGACACTTCGCAAGGCAAGAGCGAGGCGACGACGCGCATTATGGGGCACTACGGTCTCGGTGAGCGAGTCGAGTGTAAGAACGCGACTGTCCCGGGCCTGCTCGGGGGTTTCGAGAACCTTGGTAACAAGATGTTCGTTAAGTGGGGTGCCGTCCCGACCCATGACCGCCGGTTTGTCGTGCTCGAAGAGGTCAACGGAGCCGCCGTCGAGGTCATCGGCAAGCTCACCGACATGCGAAGCTCCGGCATCGCGGAGCTACAGAAGGTCGGCGGTGTGCGACGGGCTCATGCTCGTACAAGACAGCTATGGACGGGCAACTCCCGATCGAACCGCCGGGTAAGCCAGTTTAATTTCGGGGTGGAGCTGCTACAGGAGCTCATCGGCTCCGCCCAGGACGTGCGGCGGTTCGACGTGGCGATGGTCGTGTCTAAGTCGGACGTAGACCCGAAAGAGATCAACAAAGCCCAGGAGGAGCGGCCCCGTGTGGAACATAAGTACACTCCTGAGTTGTGTCGCCGCCGCGTGCTTTGGGCTTGGACTCGCAGCCCAGCTCAGGTTGTCTTCGACAAAGAGGCGGAGAGGGCGTGCCTGGCGGGAGCGGCAGACATGTGTGCGAAATACTCTGAGGAAATCCCCCTGGTGGACAAGGGTACGATGCGGTTTAAGATTGCTCGCCTGGCTGTTGCGTGCGCGGCCTGTACGTTCTCGACGGGCGACACGACGGAGAGCGTGAGGGTGCGGGAGTGCCACGTCGAGTTCGTGTCGAAATGGCTCGACAGAATCTACTCCGGTTCGACCCTAGGCTACCACGACTTCTCTCGGGCCGTACAGTTCGCCCAACAGCTCAAAGATCCGGAGATCGTGGAGTCCCACATCCGTACGCAGAAGTTCCCGCGGGACTTCGTGGACAACCTCCTCCACTCGAAAGAGATCACCCTCAACGACATTATGGACTGGTGCGAGGTCGACAAGGACGCCGCCCAGAAGGTCTTGTCGGTTCTGGTGCGTAAGAATGCGATTTACCGCGATGGTCGCTTCTACGCCAAGACGCCGACATTCATCTCCCTACTCAAACACCTCCAGGCCAAGGGCGACCTGCCGGAGAACAACATCGCCAAGGACAAGTTCGCATGATACACGATCTGGGATTGATGGTGCGGGCGTTCCATGAGAAATATGGATTCCCGCTGGACCGCAAGCTCTCCGACGAGCGTACGCAGAGCGACATGGCGCAAGGAACCTTCCAGACCTCGCAGGCTCTACGCGAGTTCGGTAAGCTCCTCGTGGAGCAGGCGGAAGCCTGGCGGGTGCCGGCCACCGCGATGCAGCATGACGGAGACGGGCGGCTGTACTCGATTATGATGATGGCGGAAGAGTTCGGAGAGTACGCCATCGCCATGGCGGAAAAGAACGAACTCAAGGCTGCGCACGAGCTGGCGGACTTAGCCTACACGGTCTACGGTCGTGGCGAGCAGTACAACGTACCGCTTACTGCCGTGTTCGTGGAGCTCCATAAGTCAAACATGACGAAAGAGAAGGTGGGTGAGCGGATGCGGACTCGCGACCAGCCGAACACGTACCTGCCGCCGGACATCCGTGCCGCGGTCGTGGCGGGGCGGATCGCCCGGCGGCGTAATGGTATGACCGTCGCGGGATACACCGACGTCCAGCCCCGCGAGAAGGACACGCTGCGGTTGGAGTGTACGTGTGGTGCATTGAAAGACCCTGGTCATGCCCCGAACTGCCCGCGTAATGGGCTCGATTAATAGGAGATAGCATGAACACCTTCGACACGTTAGACGAACTCTGGCTCGACGCCGCCCACAAGCTCTTGGGCGAGGGCGAGGGCATCGCCAGCCGCGACGGCGGGGTGGCCCGCGAAGTCCTGGGCTACTCAGCGAGGCTCGCTGATCCGCGTGCGTGCTTTCTGTTCAACCCCGTACGGGCCATCAGCCCCAGCTACGCCGCGGCGGAGCTGCTCTGGTACCTGTCGGGCACGAGCAATACGACCGGCCTCCAGGAGTACGCCCCGCAGTACAAGCGGTTCACGGAGGACGGCGTCCACGCGTACGGTGCCTACGGGCATCGGATCTGGGCCACCCACGAAGTGCTCGCGACCGGCATCGACTTTCAGGGCGACCATTTGCGGCCGCTCTTCACCGACCCCTGGCGACCGGCCGGCCAGCTGGAGATGTTGATGGCCCTCCTGTCGAAGCTCCCCGAGACCCGGCAGGCGGTCGTCTCGCTGTGGAGGCCGCACGACATCACTTGCGCCCTCCAGCAGAACAAGAAGGATCTGCCCTGTACGCTCTCCCTGCAGTTCCTACTCCGCAACGGGAAGCTCAACCTGATCGTCACGATGCGGAGCAACGACATCTGGCTGGGCCTGCCGTATGACGCCTGGTCGTGGTGCTCGATCCAGCAGCTCGTCGCCACGGCCCTGGGCGTGGAACTCGGCTGGTACCAGCACCAGGCCGGGTCGATGCACGTCTACGAGCGGAACTACGAGAAGTTCCAGCAGGCGGCGTGGGTGGACAACTTCTCGACGGGGTCGATCGAGTACACCCCATTCTACCGCTGGAACAGCGAGATCCGCACCGCGTTGAACGTCGAGCAGGTCATCCGTGAGCGGAAGTCCCTATGTATGCTGGACCGTCCGTTCAAACAGACCCTGCTCGGCCAGACGTGTGTGATGGCGGCAACGAAATGGGACAAGCTGGCTTGGGAGCATATCGAGAACAAGACCCTTTCGAGGTACTGCGAATGTTTATAATCGAAGGTGCCGACCATCTCGGCAAGACGCACGCGGCGAAGCGTATGGTGGAGCTGGCCGAACCCCGGTATCCCGTGCGGTACCAGCATATGTCGAGGCAGAACGCCGCGTTCAACTACGGCAGCGACTACCTCGACCTGCTGTCGAAGTACGCCGTCCAGGATCGCTTCCATCTGGGTGCCCTCGTCTACCACGAGCCCGGCACGCTCACGACGGACAACCTGTTGACCGTCAAGCGGTGGCTCAAGGATGTGGGCTCGATGGTCGTGATCTTCTACGCCAGCGACGAGCGGGCTTACGAGAAGTCGCTGCGGGAGGAAGGCAAGGCTGAGATGTTCTCGGTCGAGAAGATCCTGGAGGCCAACGAGAAGTTCCGCAAGCTTACCTATGAGGGAGTCTGCGACTTCTCCTACGACGTGACTATGTCGGGCTGGGTGTCGGACGGGCAGCTCAAGACGTGGCTCGGCTGGTGGTACTCGCGGATGGACGGATGTGCGAACACGCGGCGGAACTACATGGCGAGGTAACATGCACTTCGGAACAGCACAAGCTATGGAACGGCGATTCCGCGACCTGATGGGTAACCTCCATCGCTGGGCGGAGTCGATGGCGTGCGGTTGTAAGCGGAAGCAAGTCGGGTTCGCCCTCGTGGCGATCGGCCCCGACGGACATTTCCGCGAGATCTGCCGGGCCCATAACGGCCCGTCGGCTGCGGGGCACGAGTGCTCCAACGTCGTGGGCGGCTGCGGATGCGGACACAGCGAGCCCCGCCTCATGATGGCGGCGATGCGTGCGGGGTACACCGCCCCGCAATGGATCGACAAGCTCGTCGTCGTCGGCACGTACTCGCCCTGCTCGTTCTGTGCGAACGCGATCGTGGACGCGAAGATCGCACACGTCTGCGTGTACGACATCCTGACCGAGCACGACACGCGGGGCGTTGAGATTCTCAATCGGGGATTGCCTAAGGGTGCGGTCAGCATCGCTGACCTGAAGTATGAGGAGATCGAGTCATGGGCGTAGAGAGACCGCAAGTCAACCTGGAGATGGACCGCGTCGTGTGCGGGATCCACGGCGAGCCGTTCCGTGCGAAGTGGCCGGAAGGATACCCGACCTTCGCCGTCGAAGTCTTCCACGCCGTCGCTCAGACGGGCGTGTTCTCGGATGTGGGTGAGTTCAAAATCAACCGCATGCTGAAGACCAAGCCGCTCTGCTGCCGGCTGAAGGAAATCGACCCGGCCAAGCTCGTGGAGCTGTACGCCCGAACGCCGATGGCGGTGACGGCGGTGTGCTCGCGGTGCGCCCTCCTCAAGCCGGGTGCCCCGTACAAGTACAACGACCCGCGATCGAACTACGGGCACCTCACCCTGACGCACCTGTGCTTCGAGTGCGTCGTGTACCGGCTGGTCGCGGCCCCGGGGCGGAGTAACTGATGTGGATCACCAAGTCGCCCCTCGACTGTCCGTACTGCGGCCACGTCCATGCCGGGCTCAAGCAGGCGTCGTCGGCGTCCGGCTCGCTGGTCGAGGGTGCGACGGTGATCTGTCCGAGCTGTGCAGGCATCGTCCGATGGGACGGGCAGAAGCTCGCCCTACTCACCAAAGAGCAGAAGGCGGCGATGGACTTCCATCCCCAGCGAGCGGAGATGGAAGCGTACGTCGCGGCGATCGTGAAGAAGAGAGGTTTGTACGGATGATTAAGCTACCCAACGGGGCGATGCTGCTCGAGCACGCCCACGAACTGCCCGACTGGAGGGACTGCCGTGACCTGTTCCTGGACATCGAGTCCAAGCGCATCTACAAGGCCCACATCATCGAGGACGACGACGGGGAGGAGACGGACCACAGCGGTCTCTACCCGTTTGGCGGCGATCGTATCGCGGGCATTGCGGCAGTACCAGACGACCACCCCACGCCCGTCTACATCGCCGTCCGCCACACGCCGATGTTCTCCCCGAACATCCCCGAGGAGAATGTGCGGCGGTGGCTCGACGACCACGTAGGCATGCGGGCTAAGCCCAAGCGGTGGAGCAACCATAACATCCTCATCGACGTTGCGTTCGTGGAGCACGAGGGCGTCACGGTCAACGTGGACCTGGACGACACGCTCACCCGGGCCAAGATGTACGACTCGGACAGGATAGGGCACGGCCTGAAGTCCGTCGTGCCTGCCTGGGGTGGGCCACCGATGAGTGAAGAGCATCGCATCAAGGCTTACTTAAAGTCGATCAAGTCCAAGTCGTACGCGGACGTGCCCTGCGACCTCATGGGTCACTACGCGACGGACGACGTTCTGGGCAACCGCTGGCTCACCCGGTTTCTCGACGCTAAGATGCCCGACATGCGGAACATCCCCCGCAACGAGCAACTCCTCACCCCCGTCCTGTACGACATGGAGCGGGAAGGTCTGCTGATCAACCGCAAGGAATGTAAGCGGGCTCTCGCCGAAGGCTACCGCGACCTGTTGTTGCTGGGCACCGAGATCGGCATGATCGCCGGGCGGGAGTTCACCAACTCCGCCGCGTGCCTGTACGACATCCTGACGAACCGCTTCGGCCTGCCCGTCCTAGTCACCAAATGGGAGAAGGACGAAGAGACCAAGAAGTACGTCGACACCGGGCGGGCCACGTACTCGAAAGACGCCCTCGGCATCTACGCACGCCATCCGCTGGTCCTGGCGGACGAGAACCTGGTCGAGCTGGTGGACCTGATCCTGAAGTACCGCAAGGTACAGCAGATGGTGAGTTTGTTTTACGAGCCGTTCCTGAAGCTCGCTGACGAACGGGAGTACATCCATCCGACGTACAACCAGCTGGTCCGGACGGGCCGCATGAGTTGTAAGCGACCCAACGCCCAACAGCAGACCAAGAAGTCCAAGCGGCTGATCAAGCCAGGCCCGGGGAGATGCTTTATCTCCTGCGACTATTCGCAGATCGAGTTTAGACTTATAGTCCACTACATCGAGGACGTGAACGCCATTAGAGCTTATCAGGAAGATCCCTGGACGGACTTCCACCAGTGGGTCGCCGACATGATCGGCATCGGCCGCAAGCCAGCGAAGACGCTCAACTTCGGCATGGGCTACGGGGCGGGCCAAAAGAAGGTCACCAGCGAGCTGTCGAAGAACGAAGACATCATCGCTGACGTCGGTGAAGAGATCAACGCGATGGTGTTGGAAGGTAAGCTCGACCCGTCGAAGCGCAGCGAAATGTTTAACATCTTGTGCGAGGAGCGGGCGAGGGCGGCGTACAACACGTACCACGAGACCCTGCCCGGCATCAAGAAGACTTCTCGCGAGGCCGGAGCCTTCGCCAAGAGCCACGGCTACGTGCGGAACCTGCTGGGCCGCATCCGGCATCTCCCGCCCGAGCGGGCCCATATCGCCTTCAACACCGTCGTCCAGGGCTCCGCGATGGACTTCATCAAAGAGGCTATGATTAGGTTGGCCCCCCGCTACAACAAGCGGATGCGCGACTGGGACATCAAGATCGTAGCCAACGTCCATGACGAGGTGCTCTTCAACGCCCCGGTCGAGCTGATGCTGAACGAAGAGGTTCACAGCTACATCCTGGAGAACCTGGAGATGACGAGCGTGCCCCTCCTGGTGCCGTTGAAGTCGGGGCTCGGCGTGAGCGATCGCGATTGGGCGGAGGCCAGCGGCGACGAAGCCCGCTGGGCGGACGGCACGGTGTGCAAACCAAAGGACTACCGTGGAGACGACAGACCTATCGCCGGGCGACTCGTTGGCTAAGTTCGAAGGCATAATCAAAATCGAGGTAGACCTGGCCCAAGTTTCCGGCCAGAAGCAGTTAGAGCGTATTCGACAGCTCGTGCTCTCCCTCCAGGAGAAGTACCCATACGGCTGGTCCGCGACTCGCTGGAGGGAGCGGGCCATTTACTCAAGGAACGACGCATATGGCAACGATTGAAGCATACGTGAAGCGGTGGTATGAGCGTATCGGTCATGATGGCGGATTGGTCATCAGGCCGATGCGGGGTGACGTCTATCAACTCTCGTGGAGGCCCAACTCGCTGGGTTGTACCAAAGAGATCCCGATTGGGGTGCCGAAGGTGTGCTTAGGGACTCCCCAGGGCATCGAGCGACATCTGGATTTGGTCTTGCCCGAGGTCCATCGGGCGATCAGCGAGGTGGGCGAGATTCTCCCCGGCGAGTCCGGCCACCTCGGGCCGTTCGGCAAGCTCGCCTACTCCCGCATCGACAAGCAGTGGGTGCCCTGCCACCTCCACGACGGTAAGTGGTCGGCCATCCCGCGTCCGCTGTTGCCGGGCGAGACCCGCTTCATCGAGCTGATGTCGAAGCTGGAGGGCATGACCAAGAACCAGCTCATGCGGCGGGCGGTTATGCTCGAAGCGGACTATGAGGGGATGTGCGGCAGAGAGGACGACTCCGACGACTTCAACCGGTTCGTGACCGACATCGTCATGAAGCTCTGGGAGGAGAAATGAAGATCAAGTTCGAACCCCGCGACTTGTGGATTAGGTTGTACTGGGATGCGACCTACGTCCAACCCGACTACACCAAGACGCGGACGATCAAGTGGTATCTGTGCCTGGTGCCTTGCTTCCCGATCTGCTGGGAGACGAAGAGGACGTTGTGATGTCCGAACGCTACAAGACCTTCATGCGGCAGCTCCTGGAGCTCTACCTCATCCTGGAGACCGAGGGTGAATGCGCCAAGGCGGACAACGTCCGCGAGGCCAGCGAGCCGCATTGGTATGCGATGACGGAGCAGGAACAAGCCCGTGCGAGGGCCTGGTCCTCGTTGTTCCAGAAGTTCGACGACTACCGTGCCGGCAAGGCGATCCGCCGCCCGGCCAAATTCGTACGGGAGGATAAATGGTCACAGGCCACAAGCTCGACATGTTGCGCAAGCTCTCCGGAAACTTGCCCCAATACCTCTACATCACCGAATACTCCTACTGGGATGACCTTGGACTGCTCGCCCCAAACTACGAGCGATGGGAGTACGATGGATGCCTCACAGCCAAGTACGGCATCGAACGACGAGTCAGACCGCGAGGCAAAGTAGTCGAGCGGCAGCAGGTCTCGCTGCTTCGCGATCCACACGCCATTACTCTTTGGGGATGCCCGTCATGATGAAATGCGATAACTGCGGCCTGGACTGTTCCAACCCGATCGCGAACACCTTGGGTGTGGCGTGCTCCTACGGATGTTCTGCGGCCCTGGTCGGCAAGCATCCGGAGTTTGTAGCTTGCTGTCTCCGCTGCCACAAACCAGTTGGCGAGCATCCGATACGACACGGCCAGCGAGGTTGGTGTTGCTCTCCCGCGTGTGACTTCGAACTGCTCTGCTCGGAGACGTTCTACGACGACCAGTGGAAACACCAATACGAGTACACGTGGCCGGCTGCGACTCCGCCGCGTAAGCACGTCCACTCGCGAGTCGTCGCCACGCGACCACCGGCAGCGGAGTCGTCCGGCACGTCGATCGGCCGGCAGCTTCCCCGTTAGGCTCGCGTTGGGGATATTCCGGGAATCCGCCCCGATCGGAGGGCGTGAAAACCGCCCTCCTCGACGCTAGCCTATCTCCTGCGCCCGCCTGCTGGTGCTAGGGGCTCCGGAGTCTTCCGATATAGCCCGACCTGCGAAAACCAGCAGGCGGGATGCTAGGAGGCCATACTCTCACCTAACTGCTCATGGGCACGGAAATCGGAGCCTCGAAACCACCCATGATTTCAGAATTCGTGAAAATTTATTTGCCCGTGATTTCTCGACCAAAAGTGGTGCTCGTTCTGGATTCTAGAAATTTTCTGGTTGACTCCGGATTTGGTTCGCCCTAGGATCGGGGCAGATAGGAAATAGGAACAAACTGGAGACCGCTATGACGATCGCTGAACTTAACCTGAGCCCGGAAGCCTTGAAGCTTATGGAACAGATCGTTGCCGACGCCGGCAATTGGGGCGGAACTCCGCCGACGTTCAACTTTATCTCGGGCAAGACTGATCCGGCCAAGGGCTATCTGACCGCCCTGAAGCGCAAGGGACTCCTGAGCACGTTCAAGAGTGACGGAGACGAGTGGATTCAATTTTCCGACCTCGCGAAGCAGCTTTGGCCCGTCCTCGCCTAAATCCAGAATTCACCGCCTCTTGCGAGAGGCGGAAGAATTTTGATTTTCGTGGTTTACTTCTCCGGTGCCCCGGTTTAGTATCGGGGCAGATAGGAGATAGGAACAAATGAGCGAGCGAAAGGAAAACTGGTGCGGGATGAACTGGATCAGCCAGCACAAGCGTCTGGCGATCTACCTCCGCGACGGTCTCGCCTGCTGCTACTGCGGCGAGACCATCGAGAACGGAGCCCAGCTTACGCTCGATCACGTGAAGCCCCATTCGAAGGGCGGCACGAACCACGAGTCGAATCTGGTGACCGCCTGCCATACCTGCAACTCCGCCCGAGGCAACCGCTCGCTGGCGAAGTTTGCGGCGTCGGTCGCTGAGTACGTCGAGGTTCCCGCGGAGTCGATCGTGGCGCACGTCCGTACCTGCACCCGCCGTCCGCTCGACACCAAGACGGCGAAGGTGATCGTGGACCGTCGAGGCTCCTGCTCCAAGGCTCTGGCGGCGAAGGCAGCCGGCAAGAAAATGTAATTTTCTGGTAGACTCCTCCCGCTGGCCCGGGTAGGATTGTAAGCAGATAGGAGATAGTCATGAACCAAATCGTCGATATCGAGATTCGCCAAACGTCGGCTGCTTCGCCTTGGTACTGGTTCCATCCGGTCACGGATAAAGGCCGTGAGGTGATGGGCACCGAGCCGCAGCGGTGCCGGGAAGACTACTACGATATGACCGCCCAGGATTATCGAGATCGGGGTGCGGTGGTGACGTTCCGCAGGTAGGCGAACTCCCCGCCCGTTGCGACGGGCTGGGTGTTCTCTTACCACGGAGGTTCGATGACCCGTCAGGAGCGTGCTTACCGCCAGGGAGCGATCACGGAGCAGGAGCGGGATGCCGCCCTGCTGGTCGCGGAGAATCGTGACCAGCAGGCCAAGCTCGATGCCGAGCTGTCCGACCACCCGCTAGCCGGCGAAGCGGAAAGCGATCGGTGAACGAACTCCCCGCCAGCGGGCCAGGACGACTGCGAAAGCAGCGAGCACGTTTACTGCGATCCGCTGGCTGGGTGTCCTTTCACCGGAGGCTCTCGCGTGAGCAACTACCCCGACTGGCTACCCTGGAACGCGTTCCCGCCCCGCGTCGTGGCGTTCCTCCAGAATTGCTACGTCCGCGAGACCGACGTGCGATCCTGGGCCCGCATGATGTCCGGACCACGACGGTGGCCGATCATCGCCCGGGGCCTCTTCGCCGGATGTAAGACGGGGCAGGTACTAAAGCGGTGCGGGCTGCCCTCGATGCCGTGGGTCATCTGGGAGAACGCGAGTACGGGAATCGGGACGCGAGCCCACCACCGCTTCGCCGCAGACCCCGACCATATGGCGGACGTGATTAATCGGGCCCAGCCCGACCTTGTGGTTGTGCTCGGGGAGGTAGCCCAGCGAGGGATCGAGCAGCTGGACGTGACTGACTGCGAAGTGCTTTACGGGCCGCACCCCGCCGCCCGCATGAACGTGCGGGACTCGCTGGAGCGCATCGCCCAGAGAATCGAGGAGCTTTATGAAGACGTTATTGGCCCGGCCCGGCCCGGGAGCCGCGGCGACCCCCGCCCAACTCGTCGAGGAGCTTAGCTATGATACGCTGGCCGTCGTGACGTGGAAGGGCCAGCCGTTTTCCTGGGAGAATCCGCCCAGCGAGCCCGTCACCGAACTGGTGTTCCACAACCTGGCCGACGATGAATTGGAGATCGTAAAATCGACGTGCGCGGCGTTCGGATGGTTGACTTTATAGGGTGAATCGAGTAGACTCGGAGCCTAGCATATAGGAGACATCATGTACGATGAAGCAGCGATTAAAGCGGCGTACGAGCGTGCTCGAAAGAACATCGAGGCCATGGGGGCGAAGAAGCCTGGCGATGTCCGAATCGTCCACGACCTCGCCCTGCTGGTCGTCCAGGCGATGCCGACGCTCTGCGAGCACGCCATCCAGCAGTCGGCGATGCGAGTCATCGCTGAGGCGGTACTGACCGGCAAGAACCCCGACCTGGAGTGCATGTCTGCCGACCTGTCGAAGATTTGGGTCATGAAGCAGGCACTCTATATGGCCCTGGAGATCGTTCAGAATGTTAAGGATTAAGTTACCCGTCCGTGAGTGGCCGTTCGGTGGAGTGCGGTGCGGCATGTCGATCATGCGCATCGTGGACGCCGACGGCAAGGAAGTCTGTCAGGTTCGCCGGTTGCCCACCGACACGGCGGACTCTTTCGAGACCCGCGTGGGTGAAGTCAGAGACGCCATCAACGGCGTCGGAAGGTTGGTTGACGTCCATGCCTAAGTTTCTCCCGAAGCAAGACGTGATCGCGGCGTTCGACTCGGCCAAGCAGACGGCACGCCCGTTCGTCTGTAAGTTCGAGAAGCAGGACGGCGAAATCCGCTCGATGACCTGCCTGGCGCAGATCCCCAGCGAGTTCGTCAAGGGCACCGGGGACGCGGAGAAGCCCGACGCCGACGACGTGCGACGTGTCCTCTCGCTGGATCGGTTCGCGGAGGGCATCGAGGACGGGCTCCAGCGGGAGCGTGCGGGCCGTGCGGCCATCCGCTCCGTGCGGATGGACTCGGTGATCCGCATCGAAGCACTCTAGTCGGGTGTTCCGACTCCCGGGCGGATAACTCCGGGGTAGGGGCACCGCCCGGATGTCGCAACACCTAATAGGAGATAGCATGAAAGTGACGCGGTTCTACGTCGTGGTGATTTGGTTGCCGGGCGGGACGTACCTGGAGACAAACTGGACTAACCCGCCCACCAAGCAGGAGATCGCCCAGCGGGTCGAGGAGGATAACCCCGACAACCCTGACGCGGTCATGCGGGTCAAGGCTCTGGTGTTCGCAGATAATTACACGACGCTCGTGAAGGAACTTATCCATAATGTCTAAGCACTACCCGGGCAAGAGTCGTGCCCGCAAAGCGTATCAGCGAGGGCTGAAGACCGGCAAGACGCGGTTGGGGCGGTGTCCCTATCGTAACGTGAGGCTCGCTGCCCTCTGGGAGCGGGGCTTCAAGAAGGGTTCAACGTTACGGCGGATTTGAAGCTGCCCGGAGTCTCTTATGCCTTACCTATTTCCCAGGTACTCGTCGGAACGAATTGTGCTCCAAGGCATCACCGCCGACGGGCGGGAAGTCGGGCACGCCCAGGAGTACCTCGTCTACCGGGCAGAGCCTCTCGTTGTGTACGAGATCGCCCCAGGTCGCTTCCGCTGCTCTCGCGGCCTGGAGTACGTCGTCAAGCAGAGCACCCATCAGGAAGACTATGACGCTAATAGCCACGACCAAGATCCGCGGTCACGAGCCTCTGCGACGCAGGGTGGAGGCACAATACCCGCAGCTCAAGCGATCGTTAGAATGGCGCAAGACCCGGCACGGCCTGGAGCTCCACTGGGTGGAGGGCAAGTACCGACCGGAGGGGGCGGTGGACGGCATCAAGCGGATGATTCGCCAGCACGAGTCGGGCACGGAGATCATGCGTGCCTGACCCTCGGCACCGGCGTCCGGTTCGCCGGGCTGGAGGGAACCGTCGTCGCCTACGGCATGGCCCGCGGCTGGTACTGGGTTAACATCCCCGCAGACCATCGGGAGGATACCTGGCCGCACAACGGCCTGCCGAAACGGTGGTGGAAGGTCCATCAACGATTTCTGACGGTGCTCGTTAGGGATGCGAAAATTTAGTGGTTGACTTCTCCGATCTGGTCGAGTAGGATTAGGGCAGATAGGAGATAGTTATGCAACTCAATCGGTTCAACCCGCGTCTCTCCGCTTCGTACTGCGAAGCCAAAAGTCTGGCCGACGGCAACCAGCCGCTCATCGGGAACGTTTCGGTGCTTTCCCGCGGCAAAACGGTTCGCGGCGAAGTAGTGATTCACGGCGACGGGTGCTCGATCGACTGCGAGGACCAGTCCTGGTTCATGGATCGTTCCGCCCCGCTGTTCGCGGAATTCTGCCTCTGGCTGACCTGCGAATACGTCTCCGATTCCCCGATCGGGGCGTACATCCTCAATAAATTCGGGTTCCAGGAAATTTAGTGGTTGACTTCCCTCGCTGGCCGGCGTAGGATTTAGGCAGATAGGAGATAGCTATGAAATCTGGAACGACGAGCACGACGGTGTACCAGGGCGGCAACGAGTTCGATGTGAGCTTCCGCTTCCGCGTGGACGGCGACATGGTCGATTTCTTCGACATCGAGGTGGACGGGCAGGAGGCCACCGTGGAGGACGAGACCTGGCTGGAGGCGATGCGCACCGCCGCCTACGATCGGGCTGCCCAGATCCGCTGGTAGGCGGACTCCCCGCCCTCTGCGGAGGGCTGGGTGTCCTCTTACCACGGAGTCTCGGATGAAGTACGCAATCATTACGCCAGAGGGTCGGGTGCGTCGCGAAGGATGGGTGCCCGAGGGCGACACGCTCCAACTTAACATCGGCGGGCGAATCGTTTCGCTCGACGTGGATGAGGATGGAAACCTCGTGCTCACTAACGCCCATGGCACCCTCTCCGCCCGCAGCCCCGTAGGCCGTTCGGACGTTCTGGAGATCCACGTCGGCAGTTAGTCCTGCTGGTCGGCGGGCGCACGGAGCCTCGCGAGGCTCCCTGCCTCCTCTTACCACGGAGAACCAATGCCTAAGGCACCGCCCGTATCCCGCCTAGTCCGCGCAGCCCTCGACAACGCCGTCGCGAACGGCCACGAAGTCTGGACGCTATCCGCCACCGCCCTCGCAGCCGACCTCCAACGGCACGACGCCGACCTGGAGGACGAGTCGCTCAGCGAGCTGGCGACGCACGCCCGCGACTGGCTCAAGGACTTCCCGACTCGCTGGCTCCGCCGCATGCCCGCGGACGTGCCGCCGGAAGTTCTGGCCGTGTACGCCGCCCGCAAACGCCGCATCGTCTCCGCCGTCTCCCGGGGGTTGACCGAGTGGAAGATCACCAGCGACTCCAGCAAGACCGTCGTGTGGAAGCGGACGAACAACCCCGCCAAGCCGTGGAGGATCGGACTTTAACGAAAGGAGCGTAGCATGCCGAGGTACAAGGTCGAGAACGAAGCGACGGCACGAGCCCTCGCCAAGCAGTGGTACGACACCTACCAGGTCCACTGCGACATCTGGAACCGGGAGCAGTATTGGGAGGTGGGCCCGGTCGATCCGAAGTTTGAGCACCCGTTCTGGCGGGAGCTGAACGACTGGTTCGTGGCGGGCCGGATGTCGGTCGTGCGGTAGGCGAAGTGGCGGAGCCTCGCTGGAGACTCCGCCTCTACTCTTACCGGAGCGGCTATGAAGGCATGGGTCTACGCAGGTACGAAGTTCACGGCAGGGTATCTGGTGCTGGTCGTCAAAGCACCGACCGTCGAGCGGGCGATGCGACTCGTCCAGGATAAGATCCAGGCGATGGGGTGGTACGGCGGGGATCGACTCGACGCGGAGGACTTACAGGAGATGGACCTGGACGAGGGCGTGGAAATTCTTTTCGAGGAGTGATCATGCTTGTGCGTCTCCACTCCAAGAACGGGGAGATCATCCACAACGAGTTGACGGTATGAAGCAATCTGAATTATTCGTGACGTGGCTGCTCAGCCAGTTCTCATCCAACGCCGCCAGCGAGGTGGAGGACCAGGACGGTAACGTTATCGGGGAATTCCGCCCCGCCGCTCCTGCGCAGGTCCATCCTGGTGGGCGGATCGTGCTCAATTTCGAGGACGGCTCCCAAGTTCGGATGCGCATCGAGGCGACACTATGAAGCCTAGCACACTCGTGACGTACACGACCATGGACGGCCGGTTCCATATCGTCTGTACGACGGCATGGTTCTGGTCGCTCGACCTACTCACAGGGGCGTGCGTCTCGCTGCCTTTGGCGCACGCCCCCGAGGCGATCAAAAGGGCGAAGGAACTACAACAATGACTACCCTGGAGCGACTACAACAGCTTAACCGGCGGGACACGTTCGCCCTAGATCATCTGTGCGTGATCTGGAACTCGCGGCGGAAACGCGAGCGTGTGCGCAGGGTCATGGCCAAGGTCGAGAAGTTGCGAACGCGAACCTGGAACCACTACATGGAGCGGCAGCCGCGACAGAACGCGAACGCCGACGAAGCACGATGATTAAGTACACATGGCGGGTGATCGTCATCCAGGAGCGCACGGTCATCTTCGATCGACTCGACCCGTCCCGGAACGGCACATGTTACTTGAAACGTGAAGTACGTACCTGGCCGCGGCAGTACAACTCCGTCCAGGCAGCAGAGCAAGCCCAGCGAGACCACTTCGCTGGGAAGAGCCGGTACAGCAGATTCACTTACCCTCCCGAGGCGAAATGGGAGTTAGAGGAGATCCAAACATGTCCCAACCAATTCGACCCTCTGCTGCTTACACCATTACGTTCCCGAATGGAAAGGTTGCGACAGGCACGCTCGTCGCAGTCCTAGTCGGCGGTGTCCAGTACGGTCGCGATGTAATCACTGACGTCTACGATCTGGAGTTTGACGACCCGCTGGTGACCCAGTTCGCCCGCCCGTTCCGCGAGACCCGATTCGTGTTCGAACGTGCGAACGGTTCACGGTACGTCGTGCCCGACTCCTACCTCCGCCGGCAGACCATGAATAAGTTCGGGTGAGGTTTGGGGCATGAAAATTTTGAGAATTTTGGTTGATCTCCTGTGCCGTGGAGTTTAGTATTAGGGCAGATAGGAGATAGGATGATGAAGCTGACGAACGGACAGACGGTTGTGATGGCGGACGGTTCGGAATTTTCGAACATTGAACGTCGCGGCAGCTATTACTACGGGCGACTGGAGAAGTCCGCCCGCCCGATCCAGGGCTTCCACCTTCAGGTTCTCGATTCGCGAATCGTCGGCGGACGCTACCAGTTCGCGAAGTCGATGGTTGTCGAGGCGAAATAATTTTCCGAAAGTTGGTTGACTCTTTTCCCGACCTAGGTAGTATAGGGGCAGATAGGAGATAGGAAAATGAAATTCGAAATCGGACATCGGGTGTCGGTCGCGGGTCGCGGGATGGCGACGGTGGTTGCGAACGAAGTTGGGTTTGGGACGTTGCCCGACGATGTCGCGGTTCGGCAGTACGATGTGCGGCTCGATGCTCCGCGCATCTCCTCGATGACCGGGCAGCCGACCATGTCTCCGATTCGCGTCACCGAAGACATGCTCAAGTAGCCGAAACGGCCGCATGGTCGTCTGCCGGAGATTAACCCCCCGGCACTGACGAGGCAGGTTACCTCAAGATAGGAGAAAGCGTCATGGCGAAGAAGAGCACCAAAAAGGCGAGCAAGCCCGCGTTC